CGTTCGGCTTGTGAATACGAACCATGCCGTCACTGTAATACCGTTTAATTCCTTAAACAACACGTGTCTGTAAGTGCCTGGTTCTACGGCGTAAACTATTTTATCTGACTTGACTACACTCACATCCAGCTCGATGACAATTTACGGCAGTCGCATTAGTGTTGCTTCTAAGCTACTCATTCTATGTATTCGTTTTCCTTATCCAAGTGACACTTTTTGTCACGTCCGGCCGCAACGTCAACGGTCACAGCGTCTTGTAGACAAATGAGAGTATGCTCACATAACGGTCGTTTTGTGAGCATCTATCTTGTTGAATACCGCGTGTTGATAGCAAAGCCTTTGTTGGCGCGGTCTCCAGCCGATTGCCAAACGGTTTTGTGCGCACCTATTCTTTCCCCAATGATTCCCCAGGATGTCACATTGATTCCCCGGGACGTCATCCGACCGGGGTTCTCTTCATTCTTATATGTGATGCCCGATCGACCGACCGATCTCGGTCCGCTCGAACGCTCGAGGATCGAGAGCCGCCGCGCCAGCTCGATCGACGTCCAGGTCATGGGCCTGGTGTGCGCCGGCATCTCAATTCCGTAGCTGGACTGGGAGTCCCATCCTGGATCCGGGGTTCAAACCCCAAAAACGCTAGCTATCAAAATTTTCAAAATTTTCAGCGCTTTTACCAAGAATCAACGACTTACAAGCATCACTGAGTAGCGCACCATACAATCGCTCCTCCGTCTCCGGTTAACACCTTCCCTACTAATGGCTTGGACCTATCTCCCCTTAATACAATATATATATACGTGAGTATATATATAGAGGGGAGTATAGGGAGCGCACGCGACCTGAGCGCGCGCACGCCCGCCCCCGCGTATAGCGCTAAGTTAGGAAACTCTTGAAAATTACGCCTCTACGCTTCGCCAAACAGGTGCTCTTAGGAGTTAAATATTGACAGATTATTATCTTCTGGTAGCCTTACCAGATAACTGGAGGGTGACGATGTCGAGAGCAAAATACACGCTGGAGCAGCGGCAAGAGGCGGCGCGCGAGCGAAAAGAGCGGGCGCGTGCGGCGCGGGAGTTGCAGGAATTGATCGAGCGGGATCGGTTTGAGAAGCGGGTTGAGCGCTATCGCCGGGCGATCGGACGGGAGCGCGCGTTGATGCAGGCGCACATATCGGCGCTGAAATCGGAGTTGGGAGAGAAGACCTGGAAGTTCGCGAGTCCGGCGCCTGGACCGCGGGCGATCGTACGGAATTACCGGCTGTCGAATGAGTGGTCGGTCTTGAAGATGGCGAAGTGGTGTTGCTGTACGTCGAAGCAGATCCGGTTGATCGAGAGCGAGGACCGGTCGATTATGATGCGGGAGGATACCTGGCATAAGATTTTGCGGGCGGTCAATTATGAACCGGAGATGGGTCCGCGGCCGGCGGCCGACCGGGAGCAACTGGATGGGCGCGCTCGAGCGGAGGCGGAGCGTCGGTCCGGACCGCCGACGGTAAATAAAGTATGTCCGAAGTGTGGGCGTGTCATGCACGTCGGGTCGGACTGGTGTCCCTGCAGCGAACCTGCGGCACCCGCGCTTGCTCCCCGAGAGAGCGAGAGTGTGGTTCCCGAGACGCGCGCGCCCGAGGCGTGCCCGGCAGATGGCGAGACCGATCACGGGGTTGAAAAACATGACGATCCAGAGGAGGATGAATGGCTGACGTTCTAACAATCCCGCACGCTCTGAAGATGGTAGTCGCCTGCGCGGCGGACGGTGTCGCCATCTTTTTCTGGGATAGTTGGATGATCGACTGGTGTGCGGACGCCGGCGGTTGGTGGCGAATCCCGATCGCGATCCCTCTTATGATAATCGTCCCAGCGGCGCTGGTTGTCCTGACTCTCTGGTTTTTTAAATTATAGGAGGACCAATGGATAGAATTCTGAAACCACTACTGAAGGAAGATCGTAAGGGCGTGGATGTGTTGCTTGCTGAGATGACACGACTGGCTAATGTTGAGAACGGGCTGCCGGTTGATCATCCTCACTGTAACTGCCGAAACTGCGCGATCGCGCGCGTTATTGTGGCCGAGGCCTACTGGCGTTCGATCGTCCGGGAGGTCGAACCATGGACGGGCCTCGAGGTTGACCACGACGACAAGTACACGCTCTGGGTCTGCCAATTCTGCGGGACCGGAACACGCCAGTTGAACAACCGTGAACACGCCCCTACTTGCCCATGGGTCGCCGCTTCTCTCTAGTTTAAATCCTTAAATAAACTTGACCTCCCGCGCGTTTGGTTAGAAAATGCGCGCGGGGGTCTGATGGAATACGCAAATTTTCTTGCCGTCGTGCAGAACACGCTCGGTCTGGACGAACTACCGGCCAGCCTCGACCTGCGTTTGGATAGCGACCTCGGCGCCGACAGCCTGGACTTTGTCGAGTTGGTACTCGCGCTCGAGGAAGCGAGTAAGACGGAGATCTCGGATGAGGAGTGGCACGACCTGGGTGACGACCCGACGATCCGCCAGATCTGGGCGTTGGTTGAGAATCGCGGGAGCGTCTCGTGAAGCGTTGGTTCCAGTATCAGGAACCGGACGGAGTTGCAGCCTTCTATACGTCGCGCGTGACCCTCGTCTGCCGACTCTGCCAGTATAAGTTTAATCAGGACCCTGGAATTCTGAAAACAAACGTATTGATTCCGTACCTCCGCGGCGACTGGAGATACAAGACGATGAGTCTGCGCGGTATGATCGAGCACGTGGAGAAGGAGCATTCCGATGGGCCATGCTTTGTCAGCCTGCACTCACTACATCGCGCGACAGCCGAATGGCTTGCGGAGTGGCGGCGTATGAATTGGCGAACTGGTTACCTGGTTAACTACCCATACCTTGGTTCATACGTCCGAAGACGTGACTTACTTGATGGAGGAATTACATCATGAGACGACTGCTCTTCCTCGCCTGGATTGCACTCGTCGTCGTCGGCCCGGCCGCTGGCTATCGCGCCCCGAAGTACTGCACGTCCAAAGAGGGAAGCGCAAACTGGTGTGGGAACCAGCCAGGCAATGGCCATGGCTACACCTGCCTGCACTGGCACTCGGACGAGGAGTTTTGTAAGCACGAGGACGAACCGTTACCGTCGTGCTGCTGGGCGACCGAGAAAGATTCCGGTATGGTCGGCTGCGCCTGCTGCTCCTCGGCCGGCTCGAAGCGGATCGATCTAGGGAAAGTCGGATCGTATTTCCATGACCGGTACGCGGCAGAAACTGAATACGAGGTAAAGTGATGGCTGAACGGAAAAAAAAGACGAAAGAGGAAGTAGTCGCATCGAAGGTCCCGCTCGACTGGGAAGCGCGCAAGGGCAGCACGAGCGCGGCCGATGATGGGATTGCGCTGGGCGAGCGAATCATCTTCGTACGCGACGACCTGATGCAGTTCATCAACGCGCAGAATGGCCGGATGGCCACGATCGTTGTCGGGCTGGAGGGGAAGATGCTCGCGCTGTCCGCACATGCAACCGCGGTAGCTAAAGAGCAACGCGCCACACAGAGGGCCATGCAGGGAGACCTGGATCGCCTGATCGCCGACCTGAACGAGCGAACTCGCCGCCGGGAGTCCCGGTGGTACCGACGGGCATGGGCGTGGATTGTCGAACTTCCAACCCGGATGCCGTTCTGAGCGCGCGGCTACAGCGTAGTCATGTTCTACGAATACACGCCGGAATGGTTGGAGTATCTGGACCGCCGCGCATTCCTACGCGACCAGTCGCATACTGAAGAAAACAGTATGAAGAAAGATAAGTCTCGCACGAATCTCCAGGTGAACCAAGAGGGTGTCCGCGGGGAATGGGCTGCCTGGCAATTCCTTGGTGGCGTCTGGCTGGAAGATCGCTACAACGGGAAGAAGGTACCGGATCCAGGATGGGATATCGTTGGACCGACCGGCCTACACTGGGAGGTTAAGGGAACGAAGTATTGGACTGGGTACTTCGGCCTCAAACCTGAATCGACGCTGAAGGCGGACTACGGTGCTCTGACGATCGTCGGCCCTCGAGGGGTTGAGGTCCGTTGCTGGATTTCCCGGGCAAACTGGGATGCGAAGCATTACATGCACCCCGCAAGGTACAACGATCAGCCGGCGGTCACTCAGGCGATGATGAGACCCTTCCCTACTGGCCGCGGCAAACTGGTTCGCGAGATATCGGAGTTGGCATGTTTGGATTTTTCACTAACGCAGTCTTAGAACTCTGGGCGTTCGAGCGCCAGGTTAAGGGCACTCGGCGACCGCGGACGAGTCAGCGCCGGCTGAAGCAGCGGCTGTATCGCCGCGACAACGGGATGTGCCGGTACTGCGGGAAACTCTTGAAGTTCGACCAGGCGACGATCGATGAAGTTGTCCCGCTCGTGCACGGCGGGCGCCGGACGATCCTGAATACCGTCCTCGCCTGCTGGAATTGCAATCACAAGAAGGGGCCGTTGTTGCTCGAGGACGAGGACGATCTGTCGGTCGACGGGCTGCGCGCGCGCTGGGCGTCGCTCGATCAGGTACGTTCTGGCGAGTTGGATCCCGCGAGGTTGCCGCGGTGAAAAGAGGCAAGAGGCGTAAAGACAACGCAACTAGATGTCCGAAATGCCATACGAAGACTATCCATCTCTTTCGTGAGGGAGATCAATTTATCTGCAGTGAATGTAAATACGGACAGCCGATGATAACAGGGCCGACTGGTCCAGGATCCGTGATGACGCTCTGTAGTTCGTCGCCACAGCCGGCTAACCTCGACTGGCATGACAAGCACGATCGATGAATTTCTTCTGTCCTCAGTGCGGCGCGCATTACGCGATTCATCCGAAGGAAATCTTCCATCAGGTGATCGACGGGAATAAGCGCTACGAGTTGTGGTGTCTGTACTGCTTTGAGGGTAATGATGGGCGCCGCGATGAACCTTACCGCCTTCTGCGGCTTTCGTACGACAAGGCTGGAGCGGTGACTATCATTCCGACTGTTGACAGCCGGAACACTTGATGTTAAATTTTTAATCGCGGCTGGAGGGTGCCGGTAGCCCGTCTGGCTCATAACCAGAAGATAGCGTTTTCAATTAACGCCGCCGCAATTTAAAACCACGCTAGAGTAAACAGTCGACTGGGAACGGCGATCCGGGGAAACCCGGGTCGCCGTTTGCTTTTGGCTTGCACTTCCTCTCCACTTATGGATAATCAGATCCGACATGTTCACATCATTCTCCACTCAGACAGTACCAGCGGCAGCCGCGAGACCGTGGCCGACCGTTAGCCAGGGAGGCGTTATGTAGGCTGCCCCTACAAAACGATCGCCCAGGCCAGCGGAAACCGCTGGTCTTTTTTTTGCTTTAGGGATGTCGCCAAGTGGTATGGCTCCGGTCTTGGGCACCGGCTTTCTGGAGTTCGATTCTCCACATCCCTACTTGTCTGGGCCTCTAGCTCATCTGGGAGAGCGCCGCACTTGCAATGCGGAGGCGCCGAGTTCGACTCTCGGGAGGTCTACTTTGCCCTCGTAGCTCAACGGAAAGAGCGAGCCGTTTCTACCGGCAGGGTTGCGCGTTCAAGTCGTGCCGAGGGTACTTTACGGACGTGGCTGAATGGTTGAAAGCACCGGTCTCCAAAACCGGTTGACCGTAATGGTCGCGCTGCGCGTTCGAATCGCGCCGTCCGTGTCGCGTTTCAGCCCTATTTGACCCTATTTCAACCACGTTTCTGCCCTACTCCGCCCTAAGTACTCTGTCGGACACAGACCGACAGACACGCCTATGTCTTCCGTTCTAGCCTTTTAGTATAGTTTAATTAATTAAACTTGGAGGACCATATGAGTACTAAAGAGGGAGTACGGCCGAGGGCGATCCATCTGCCGAAACAGCAGATCATTCTTGGCGATCAGAAGGTCGTACGCTTAGTTCAGAAACTAGGGGCGCGAAAGCCGGACGCGCACCGGATCGTCGACCCGAATGTCCTGACATTCGTCGAGCGTTGGGTTGCGGCCGACCGGGAGCACGAGGGCGGGCAGTGGCTGGCCGGCGAAATCTATTGGCTGTATTTCCAGGCGGAGTCGGAGATCCAGGCCAAGTTTGTCGAACTGATGGCCGGCCGAAACCAACTGGAGATTCCGGATCCGTCGTTGACGCCCCGTCGGCGTCTGATCGTCGCGCTCTGTGGACGCAACCCGGATGACATTGAAGATGGAGGCGGCAAGTACGACTCCCGCGCCGGCAAGCGGATAACCGCCGCCATCCGGGCGTACGAAGAACGGGCGGGGATCCGGAAGGCCAAGCGGAAGAAGCGGGTGACCGAATACCTGCCGCGGACGACCAAGATGTTTCTGGCCGGGCTGCTCGAGGTCGCGAAGGACGATGAACGCGCGGTCATCGAGAAGTTGATCATTCGGAAGTACGGGAAGAAAGCGGGAGCCGCGTTGCCGGAAGCAGCGTAGCTTCCTAAAATATTAGGAAGCGCTTGACAGCCAGCACGAGTTGTGGATAATCAGAATCTACTTGTGTTGATGTTCTGAAATGCCTTTCTGCTCTGACGGTCAGACCGCTGGCCGTCGGCAATTATACGAGATACTTATGTCTTTTAAACACCAGGTCGAACGCACTCATGATCGAAATATCATGGGTACGCGCGTGCCTGGGGTTACCGGATAAGCAGACAGCAAAATCCGGAAAGTCCAGGCCGAAACCCGAACAAGGTTTCGGCCTTTCTTTTTGTCGCCCCGTAGCTCAGAGGTAGAGCACTGGTCTCATAAGCCAAGGGTCGGGAGTCCAATTCTCCCCGGGGCAATTTGCCGGCGTAGCTCAATTGGTAGAGCAGTGCACTCGTAACGCACAGGTCGGGAGTCCGATTCTCCCCGCTGGCTTTCGCCGCAGTGGCCGAGTGGTAAGGCACTCGCTTGGTAAGCGAGATACTCGGGTTCAATTCCCGGCTGTGGCTTTGGTCTGGCCCCATGTACTGGTAGAGCGCCGTCCTAGGACGGTAGTTACTGGAGACTGGCTGGACCTTCGCCGACGTAGTTCAATAGGCAGAACGCCGGTCCTGTAAACCGGATGTTGCCGGATCGTTGCCGGCCGTTGGCTTTGACATGGCTCCTTAGCTCAACCGGCAGAGCGCCCGGCCTACACCCGGGAGGTTGGGGGATCGTTGCCTCCAGGGGCTATATGAGAAAGAAGAAGCCGCGAGCGGAAAGGCGCCGCCACCGGCGGTTACTCAGGAAGAGTGTAGAATCGGCGGTTATGATTTTCGTTACTGCCTCATTGGAAGACAGGGAAAATGGTACTGCCTTTCGGAAATTGTTAGATGTTTTCGACCGGTATCAACTGGAGAGAACGGACCGTCCGTTCTGCACGGCCGAACTTGCTGGATATATTGAATAAGCTGTCCTAGCTCAACTGGCAGAGCAACCGGCTCTTACCCGGTAGGTTCGGGGATCGTTGCCCCGGGACAGCATTGGGTCATAGCTCAACTGGCAGAGCGCCGCTCTCTGAAAGCGGATGTTTCAGGTTCGAAGCCTGATGACCCAGTTGCGATCCGTCGCCTAATGGACAGGGCACCGCTCTCCGAAAGCGGAATGTTGTGGGTCCGACTCCCACCGGATCGATTGGCAGGTAGCAAACATTCGGTAATGCGTCCGGCTGTTAACCGGAATAGATGTGGGTTCGAAACCCACCCTGCCAGCTTTGCCCGCGTAGTCTAACGGATAGGCACCTGACTACGAATCAGGATGATAGGCGTTCGAGTCGCCTCGCGGGTACTTCGCCTCGGTCGGTTAGTGGTAAACCGTCTGGCTTCCAACCAGAGACTGCGGGTCCGATTCCCGCTCGAGGCATTTGAAGTATGTACGATTAGACATGTTTGCGGTAGTGGCCCAACGGCAAGGCGCTTCGTTGCCAACGAAGAGATTGCGGGTCCGATTCCCGTCTACCGCACTTGGAGATGTCGCCTAGCGGCTCAAGGCACCTCACTGTCGATGAGGATATCGCCGGTTCGAATCCGGTCATCTCCGCTTGAAGTTCCCACGGCAAGACACGAGTCAAGTGTCAGCCTGACAAGGCGCCTCCGTTAAGGGCACCCCGATCATCGCTGACGGGGGGATGAGGGATTAGGAGCGATGCTAACCTTCACCGTGGGAATAATTTTGGAATAATTTTGGCGCCGTATGCCAAGGGTAAGCAATCGGGCTTTCAACCCGATGATCGGAGTCCGATTCTCCGCGGCGCTACTTGGGGTGTTCGACTAGCGGCAAGTCCTCCGTCTCTCTAACGGAAGATCAGCGGTTCGAATCCGCTACACCCTGTCGCTCGAGTAACTCAGTGGTCAGAGTTCCGGTCTGATAAGCCGGGTGTCGGGAGTCCGATTCTCCCCTCGAGCATGTAGACGCGGTCTATGACCGCGCGATCTGCTTGCCGCGGTAGCTCAGTGGTAGAGCGCCGGTCTGAAAAGCCGGGCGTCGTGGGTCCAATCCCCACCCGTGGCATCGCCAGCGTAACTCAAACGGACAGAGTAACCGCCTTTTAAGCGGAGGGCTGTGGGATCATACCCCACCGCTGGCATGCGCCGAGGTAATTCAATGGCAGAATGCTGGCCTGTGTATCCAGATATTTGGGTCCGATTCCCAGCCTCGGTATCGCGCCTGTAGCTCAGCGGACAGAGCAGCGTCCTCCTAAGACGACGATCCGGAGTTCGATTCTCCGCAGGCGCTTGACATCCTGGACAAAAGGATTTAAAGTGGCCCCCATGCGAAAGATTACAGTTCGCCACATGATCGACCGTTTCCTGCGCTCACTCCGCTTGCGACCCTCATTACGCCTCAGTTATTGTCAATCCCTGTAAATCAAAAATCACCCGAACTGGTGGAACGGTAGACACGCCGGACTCAAAACCCGGTGCCCCTTCAAGGCGTAACAGTTCAAGTCTGTTGTTCGGGATTTGCGAACGTAGTCAAGCGGCCAACGACGGCAGTCTGTAAAACTGTTGCCCCTTGGGGCTACGAAGGTTCAAATCCTTCCGTTCGCACTTGGAAGCGTGGTCGAGTGGTTTAAGACACCGGACCCGAAACCCGGCGGGTAGTTGAAAGGCTATCTCGTGAGTTCGAATCTCACCGCTTCCTCTTTGCCGGCCTGGCGGAACAGGCAGACGCATCCGCCTTAAGAGCGGATCCGAAAGGGTACGAGTTCAACTCTCGTGGCCGGCACTTTGGCCCCTTGGTGAAATGGCATACACGTCCGGCTTAGACCCGGATCCGAAAGGGTGAGAGTTCAAATCTCTCAGGGGCTACTTGTCCACGTACCCAAATGGCTAAGGGGATGGTCTGCAAAACCATTATCGCCGGTCCGATTCCGGCCGTGGACTCTTGGAAGAGTGGCCCGAATGGTAAGGGTCCGCACTGCTAATGCGGCGGCGCGTGAGCGTCATCGGGGTTCGATCCCCCGCTCTTCCGCTTTTGCCCTGTGGCCGAATGGTGAGGCGCCGGACTTTGAATCCGGAAGCGCAGGTCCGATTCCTGCCGGGGCAGTTACGAGACCTTCAGGTCGGCGATCTCCCGCTTCTTGTAGACCCAGTCCTCGAGGATCTCGCGGTTGCACTTGAGGCAGCAGTAGACGATACCCGGGAATAGGTTGAGTTTGCTCGTGATCGGGATAAGGCATCCTGTTTTGAGCGCGTAGTCGCCAAATGTTTTATCGCAGCAGATACATTTCATAAATTCACAGCCAGTGTTCACAATTCACAGTTGTTCATGTTCCGTGAACTACCCGTAGATAGTGAACGTCCGTTACTATCTGCCGATGGTAACCGCGGGATCCACATCCCGGCGGGGAATAAGGCATCATACGCTTGCTCGTCAAACATGCTCCCAAGAAAAGGGTATGGCGAAGGATCGTCGAGTAGATCGAATAGGCCGGTCATAACAAATGCCGGGCCAACAGTAACCCGCATCTCGAGACTGGCCAAAGCCACGAGAATTACTGGTTAAGCAACTTTTCTATCCTTCCAGAAATGCCCGTCAACGCAGACAAAAATTACCCGTTTGCCCATCGGTGTGATCGCCACATGTGCATTGAGCCAGCCACTAACCGGCCCCGTATATTCGAGACTCAGTGGCGTCATCGTTCCGGTCTTGTAGTGCCCGGCCTCGATGCCTGGCGTATGCGAATGCCCAGTGATGACCTTCACGCCCAGGCGGCTCAGGTTGAGCAGGCTGCCGCGGGCGCCGTTCGGTCCCTGATGGCCGTGGAGTCCGCATTCAATCCCCTTGATGATGAAACTTTCCAGCGCTTTCAGACATCGGACGTTCGGCAGCTTTGCGCGCCCAATCCAGTACTGGAGGGGGTCTGGCGTCGACGTCCCATTGATTCCATGCTTAATCCCGCGGACCATAAATAGCGCGGTCTCGAGATAGTACTCGGCGTTCGTCGGATCGTCTCGCCAGTCCTGCCGGGACATCCATCGGGAGAACATATCGTCGTGGTTCGATGGAACGATCACGGTCTCCCGGATGCCTGTGTATTGCTGGAGCCAGCCGATGACCCGATTGACCTCGTCCTGGAGATTATCGAGATCGTTCTGGCGTTTCGAGACCGCGATGAACGGGTTACCGGCATGGTGGGGATTAACCGAATAGGCGTCCAGTAGATCGTGCAGCACGAGTACTTTCGGGTTTAGCCGCTTGACGAGTTTGTTGAACGTCGCGTCGAGCACGACCGGATCGCACGCATCGACGTGGACGTCCCCGAAGACCAGGCCGGCGTATGGCCCGGCGTTTCTAACTTTCCCGTCCGCAAAGTACGCTTTGTCGAGGTCGCAGAAAGCGCCGTCGGAGCGCGCGTTGATGTGCCGGAGATAGAACTTCTTTCCCGACCGCTCGAGCACGACCGCCCCGTAGACGTGGTTAAAGTCCCCTTTCTTGCCGGCCTTCGTGTCCGTGTAGTTCGCGCGCGTGACCGACCCGGTCGTCGTGATGATCTTGGGCGAGCGTTGATGGGGAGTTGGGACCGTCTTTAACTGGAGTTTCGGATGCCCGATGACACTGCTTTCGCCGTGAGACAGGGTTTCCATCCCGGAGAGTGGGCTAACGGCCGTAGGCTGCACGCAGATGTCGGCGAGTAGCGCGATATTCGGACCCAGCTTCACGCGCCGGTTATACAGGTAGGGTACCAATTCAGCGCTCCACCATTGCTCATTCTGCTGACTGGCGGTCCAGGTGCTGGTCGGATTCTTATAGCGTCCGGGGATAATGACGAGGCGTGCACGATTGTGCTTACAGTAAGCCCGGAGCGCCCGTAGGAAGCCATGGTGTGGTGGAGTCGCATTCTGCGCCCAGGTGACGACTAACGTCTCGTCATCGCCAAATTCCGCGTCGAAAATCTCGGTGATGGTGGAGGAAATGGGCGAGGGGTCTGGAGGATCAATTCCGGCTTTACGTAAGTACTTGGCGATCGCGCCGAAAGAAATGGCAACCTTAGCGCTGATTTCACGCGTCGTGAGTCCGTTGCGCCGCAGTTGTCCGATCTTCTCTTTCAATCCGTCGGTGAGTGGTCGGCCCTTCAAGGCAACCTCCTGCCGGCGCCTACATAGGCTTTTTCAGAATTCTCCGATATCCAGGTGTCATGGGAATTGCTGTGGCCTGGGTGGAATAGGGTCGCCCGTTCTCATGGCGATCACGCAGTCTCCAACCCATGTCGTGGTCTTCGTGTTATAGGCGAGCGAGTCCTTCAAGTCGGTAAAGCGTTTGTCATCCTCGGCTGCGTGGGCGGTGACCGCCTGCTGCAGGAGAGCGAGTTTCTGATCCTCGAGCGCCGCCTGGATCAGATGGGCGTCGTAGCGCTTAAATCGCTCTTTCATGAAGAATCCGACGATCGCACCGAGCGCCATGATCCCGGTGACCAGGCCACTGAGAACGACGTCAATCTCGCTGTAGTGCTGGACGGCGTCAGTTGCCTGCATGGTTCTATTGTAGGTAGAACGTCAAATTGGAATCGGCGTGATGTCCGGAAGTCCATACTCCATACGGACATAGTCCGGGTCGACGTCATCACCGACGGCCATACGGACGGGCTGGAGCGGATGCTTGAATGTGGATAACTCGAGGTAGATATCGGCGCCGCCCATGACCTCGGCGCGCTGCTGCGGCGTGAGTGTCCAACGACTTAGCACGCGACAACTTTTATCGCTGGACCGGATAACACGCAACGGATTGTACTCGGGCTGGTTCTTCGCGTACACGACTTCATGCGCTTCAAGTCCTTCGACGACTGGCCGGTCGGCCGGCTCTATAAACGTCAGCATCGGATCATCCCATCGTTAATGATGCCACCGTGATGAATATTATTCAGCGATTGCTGATCCGGGTAAGACGGGTCAATCTCGTGCTTGAAGACGAGCGCGAGATGCTTCTGGATGTCCTCCACTTGCGCCTGTACCAGGGTTGTGCCGCGCTGCTCCGCCTTACCTTGTATTTCAAAATAGCCCTGTAGCCAGTAACAGAATTCAACAGCTTTCATTTAATTCACCTTCATCGGTTTGCGAAGTTTAGGCTGACGCGCGCGGCAGACGGCGCAATAGGCGTACACGAGACCGGCCCGCATGAACTCGGCGAGCGTTCTCTTGAGGTTGCAGCCCGGACACAGCATGTGGGTTGCCCGGCTTTCCGGTTCGATCTTACGGATGTGCTGCATGGGCCTCCGTGCGGGCGATCGTCAGCCGGATCATATCGTCCAGTTCGACCGTCGGGCTGTAGTGGATCAGCCGGCGGATCTTCGTCAGATCGGCCAGCCGGTGTTCGATATCCCGGAATTCCAGGCCGTAGGCATCTCGGATCGGCATGTACTGGATTTCGCTCCGACTGCCTGCGATGTCGATAACGAGTTGGGCGAGGCTGCTCATCGAGATAGAACTTGTGTGGCCAATGTTTACGATCTGGCCGGCCGCCGCCGGGCAGTCCATCAGGTCGACGATCGCGCGAACCGCATCGTGGACCCAGGTGAACGAGCGGCGCTGATGGCCATCGCCAAAGACGGTCAGCGGCTCGCCGGCCTGCGCCTGCGCGATAAACCGCGGGAGGACGTGGGTCATTGACTGGCGCGGTCCGCAGATGTTGAAGAACCGGCCGATCACGACCTTCAGGCCGTCATGCGCGTAGCCGAGCGCCAGATGCTCATCGACAGCCTTAGCAGCCGCGTAACCCCACCGAACGTTCGGACTCGTCTGGGTATCCTGTTCCTCGGACAGGAGCGGGATGATCGACCGGCCATAGACCTCCGAGCTGGAGGCAATGAAGACCGGCACGTTATGGCGGAACGCTTCGGCCAGGACGCTCTGAGTCGCGGCCATGTTTCCCAGGATGACATTAGCGGGATGCTTGAGCACGCGCGCGACCCCGACGGTGGCTGCCAGGTGAAAGATCGCCCGAGCGCCGGGTACGAGTGTCCCCATCAGCCCGCGGTCGCTTGCGGATCGCCGATAAACGCTCGCCGGACCGTCGAATCGGAGGGCTACCGGATTTGATAGATCGTCGACCACATCGACCGACCAGCCGCGCTCGAGCAGTAGTTCTGTTAGGTGTGAACCTATGAAACCGCAGCCGCCGGTCACGATCGCGCGCATTGTGCTACCTCTGTTTCTCATACTGACAGACTGGTCAATCGATAGCATAAGCGAATGGCTGGAGGCGGATGTCGACCGGAAGATAAAGCGGATGATGCGGGTGGCCGCTCTGCGTAACCTTCAACGCCTGGAGGTTTGGAATCGCCGCAGCGATCTCTCTCCCGCGGTAGAAGTGGCGCCATGGCCGCTCAGTAATGTGAGCGCCCCAGCAGGCGACGACGGTCGCGCCGTCACACCAGTATCGCAGGTACTCGAGGGTATTCTCCGGCCCGATCGGATCCGGGTTCCGGAACAGCGCCTTGTAGTCGGTCGACCGGAAGGCGAAGGCGTTGAGCATCCGGTAGGTCCCGCAGTCCAGATCCTTTGCCATGCGCTTGCATACGCGGATCGTCGGATCGTCTTTGTTCTCGGTCGCGGTCGACGGGTTGAGGCCGATCGTCACGAGCGTCCGTGGATTTTCCGGGTCGAACGTTATATCCAGGCGGTACCGGTAGATCTCGTCATCGGAGTAAGCGGCCTCCCGCCACTCGGCCTGACTCTCGTGTTCCCGGCGCCCCAGCTTGAGCGATCGCGTAATCACTCGGCCGCCTTCGGTGGAACCCAATCACGGAGATAGACGTCGAACTCCTGGAGTCTCGTGGCGAACCATCGGCCAAACGTAACGCCACTTTCGAGATATCGGGCGACCTCTTCCTGGGTGTCGAATTCCTCGAACGAATACCCTTCGCCGGTGTAGTACCAGATCTGATATTTCTTCGTCGGCTTAAATTCTGCGCTCATAACCCGCCCCTCTTCCTCATGTGCCGACGCATTTGTCCGGTCGCGCGATTGTGCCGGAATACGCGGAATTGGATGCGCCCCTCGTGGATTCTGAAATCCATACGGTGGACGAGTCCGCAATCGCAGCAGGACAACTTGTAGCCCTTCCTCACCGGCTGTACCCATTGGCCGGCTTTCGGTTCGTCGTATTTGACAGACATGGCGAGCACGATACGCGCTAAGTTTAATTATTTCAAGTGCAATTTAGGCCGAAGTATTCTATAAACCTAACGGACATGGCCATTAAGGACGATCAGGAGTTCGAAGGCAGGCTGCTACAACTGATGCGCATGTACCAGGCGATGCGCGAGACCTGGGCGAAGACGAACGCAGCGAACGAATCCGAGGTCCAGAAATGGGTGATCGCCGGGCGGCTGATCGTCGAGCAGATCACGGTCTTGCTGGCCGACATCGAAGATTATTCGGGTACGGGCGAGTTGAGGCTGATCCTGAACGCGTTCAAGGATATCAAGCGGGTACGGGAAGACAAGGTTGAGAAAACTTAGGAGGACCAGTGGGAAAGCAGTTGTTTATCGGAAATATTAATTACGACGCGACAGAGGACAACCTCAAGGCCGCGTTTGAATCGGACGGCTTCGGGGTCGCGGCCGTCAAGATCATGCGGGACGAGGAATCGGTATCCCGCGGCTTCGGCTTCGTCACCCTGAAGGACGGGGTGGACGCGGATAAAGCGATCGAGCAGATGCGGGATTGTCCCGTGCTCGGCCGGAAGATCCGGGTTGAGATGGCGCAGCAGCCGGCGAAGCGTGCATGATCGAGAAGGGGTCTCTCGAGGAGATCGTCATGATGGACTCCCGCCTGTTCGATGTCCATCATGCGGCGGCCTATATGGACGTGACGTTCCACGCGGTCAAGAATTGGCAGCGCCGCGGGTACCTGCCGTACGTCAAGATGGGGTGTACCGTCCGGTTTAAAGTCTCCGACCTCGACACGTTCATTGCCGAACGCCGGCGTAGATCAGGCCGGCTAAGGGCTTTCATAACGTCAGTCGATCAGGAGTTACCTGTCGAGTTGACGGCCCGGCTGATTGGCGTTAGCGTCGTGCAGGTTAGGTCGTACCTGCAGTCGAGGCGGCTTAAGGATCGGTCTCCCGATTCAATACGTCGGTTCATCGAACTGGCGTACCATGTACAGTTAAAGAAGAACTCCAAGTTGTAATAGGAGTGGGGTACGCGGCGAAAAGACGAGACTAACTTGCCGGCCAAGATCGACGAGGCGTCGGTGGACGTGCGCCGGTACAAGATGGTGCGCGATCACGAGATGACGATCGTTGAGGTTGCGACGATCGACCAGGTGACGCCAGCGGTCGTCCAGGAGAGCGTCAAGCGGGGTCGCGCGATCTGCGAGGTCGAGCAGCAAATGGCGTTGCGGGACGCGCGGTTTGAAAGCGCGCTCGAGAACGAGAAGCTGAGAAAGCGGCTGCGCAAGAAACTCGACAAGAACCAACTCGAGGAAGCCATTGATGCGCTACTGACTGGCGAAAAGATTGTCGTCGGAATCGACCCAAAGACGGGCGAGATCCACACGGAAAAGATCATCGACCCGGAAACCCTTGCGATGGGAATCGAGGCGGCGAGTAAGATCCTGGGGCTGAACGAGAAGCCGGCAAGCACGCAGGTGGCGATCAACATGAATACGCAGATCAATAACAACGACGGGTCTCGAGCGGGCGAACTGACGTACGAGGATATGATCGACCGGATTCACGAGCGCCAGCGCGGTGCCCCGATTCCGGCCTCTCGTCAGATCATCGAAACCCAGGCGACGGAAGTCACGGAAGAAAACGAGGAGATGTTTTGATGGCAGATGTTAAATATCAGCATGTTACAGACCCGCCATCTTACGTGATGAGCGACGGACAGATATTGGACGGCGTGAGAATTGAACGCACCGGATCGACGCGAGGCCGCTTTATTTTTAAGCATTCTCCGATGATCGTGGTTCCTGCTGGCGTTGTTGGCGTAGAGATACGGAACTGTCATCTAAGGGGTTTCATTGAATAAATTCTGGTTAGCTGGCGCGCGCGTGGGATCGGTTGTCTGGGGGACTGGTCGAGCCGTCTGGCCGTATGTGCGCCTGGCGATGCTTGCACTGATCATCGTTCTAACCTTCCCCCCGGTCGAGCGCTATTGGGTGCTCAGGCTATCGCCGGTCCCGAGCGCGCCATTCTCGGCCCTGCTCCTGATCTTCGTCGCCACGATATTCCTGCTGGTCGCCACCGCCTTCCTCTACGTGTGCGGAGTGCTGATCGTGCGGGTCGTTCAGATCGAGCGGCGGTCGGTCGCCGGGACAATGCCCGGGCTGATGCCGGCGCTCCCGGTGAATCCGCAGACGCCGCTGACTGCGACCGGCGGTTCGTTCATCCCGAACAGTGACGAGGCGCTCTATATGCGCGAGCAGTTTGAACTGCTGAAGAAACAAGGATTTCTAACCGATACCGATACGATGGACCTCGAGACGATGGCGAAGGAGATCGGCCTGAAGACGATCCTGAAAGAACGCGGGAGGACCGAATGAGCACGCCAGCGCTGCCGATTATCTATCGAGGTTGGGAGATCTGGAAGTGGACGGGCTGGAAGGGTCAAAAGGTCAAGATCGAGGCTGGGTTTGATGGTGATCCGTGCCATACATGCAACCGCGAGATCCATACTGGCGATTTCGTATTTCGTAATTTCGCGGCCGGCGACAGCCACTGGACATGCGTCTATCCAGATAACCGCCCCGAAAGACTGGTCGCCCAATGGCTTGCCGCCAAAGATCGTCGTGCACCTAATGAACGTCACGCGGCTGTCATGGTCGGGGCACTAGCCAAGTTTGACTGTGAGTACCAGCGCGGTCAAATGTTTGATATCGGCGAGGAAATGCTCGTGACAGAGTTGACGCCAGAGTCAGAGCGAGAGCAGCACTTCGAAGAAGGCTTGTTTAGAATGTACGCATTGATTGACCGCCTGGAAGCCCAATAGCTTCGTACGCCGGTTGCCGCCGGCTGATATGTAAGACCTTCCCCCCTAAAGGGCGGAACGATAGCACAGCGGATCCCACGCCGAGACGCATACGTTTCGGATCTGATCGAACTCCTGGACGCCCGTCTTGCCGAGAACAAGGGCGACCGACGGGCGACGCTCGCCCGGCTGTCCGAGAAGGAGATCGGCGCGATCCAGATCGAACTCGCGCGCGCGACCGGCCGGACCCACCAGTGCAAGCGCTACTACCTCGAAAACTACTTCGTCATCAACACGAAGGGTGAGGATTGGCAGGCGCCCCGCCTGCAGACCGTCAGCCCGTTCACCGAAACCCAGGAGATCCTGTGGGCCGAATTCGTTGCCGCCTGGGAAGCCGGACTTCCGCCGTGGTTCCTCCTGCTGAAGGCCCGCCAGATCCGCTGGTCGACGCTCGTTCAGGGCGCGCTATTCCAGGAAACGACATGTAACCGTCTGACGAACTCGCTCGTGATCGCCGACGAGATGAAGCGCTCCAAACAGATCTTCAATATGAGCGTGCTCGCCTACAGCTTTTTGCCGTGGTGGATGCGCCCGGAGATCGAGGTCAATAACCACGGGGACGGTATCCTTCGATTCAACCGCAAGGACAAAGAAGAGCAGATGCGCAACCCCGGTCTGAATAGCGCATTCTTCGTCGACGCGGCGAACAAGCCGAGCGGTTCCTCTCGAGGTTTCACCCTCCACAACGTGCACGCGACCGAGTTCGGTCTCTGGACACACCCGGAGATTCTGACGTCGGACATCCTGCCGTCGCTGCCAAAGAAGAACCCGTACGTCATCTGTGTGGTCGAGGGGACAGCCAAGGGGTCGGGCGAAAAGTACGCGTTCCTCAAGATGTGGGATGCGGCCATGCGCGGGCGCGGGCAGTTCAAACCGGTATTCGCCGGATGGTGGAAGGAAAAGACGTACTCGAAGCCGTTCACTTCGGAGGTCGAGAAGTCGCAGTTCTACTTCACCAAAGAAGAAACCGAGTTGGCCTCGAAGGTCCGCGATCAATATGCGTTCGAAATCTCGAAGGAACAGATGGCCTGGCGGAGAGAGCAGGCCGAGCAGTTCGAAGCGACCGAAGGAGATGCCGAGAAGGTTGAACAGGAATACCCGTCGTTTGCGCGATCGGCGTTCCGCTCTAAGGGCATTCCGGCGTTCCCGTTAAAGAAACTGGCGCAGATCGAAGTCCGGGACGTCCGGTACCCGATATGGGCCGGCGAGTTGATTTTCAAGGAAGATAAGCCACTACTCGTCCGGTACTTCGCCCGTAGCGCGAGCGCGACCGGCCCGTTGACGAACGAGCAGTTGAGCATGCTCAACCAGGCACCGCTCTGGATCTGGGAATGGCCGACAACCAAGGAGATCTATTACGGGGCATCCGACCCGGCGAAGGGTATTCCCGGACTGGACTTCTCGGCAGCCCAGTTCTTTCGGGTCCCCCGCCGTAAGGGCGAACGGATCCGCCAGTGCGTCGAGTACCGCGGGTACGCGAACCCGAAGGAATTGGCTCAGATGGTCTGTGCGCTCGGGCACATGTACAACACGTGCGAGATTTCGCCCGAGTCGAACAACATGACCGAGCACATCGGAAACATCCTGCATGTGCATCGGTACCCGAAGGTCTACCGGTGGCGCCGGCAGGATAAGACTGCGAAGTCGCGGTTTACGAACTTCTGGGGATGGGACACGGGTACCGAGAAAGCGCGGAACGATCTGATCACGCGCTTCCGCACGCTCCTGATCGACGATTCGGTAGAGATCCGGAGTTCTCGACTCCATTCTGAATGCCAGGCATTCATCAACGAAAACCCGGACCAGACAGACCGTTTCGAGGCGGCAGGCGGTGAGCACGACGACGCGCTGTTTGGCGCGATGATCTGCTGCTACTGCCTGATGGAACTCGATCCACGCCTGTTCACGATGCTCGACGAGGCGCCGCTCCCGGATGACGGCCGCGGCGCCCACAACACCGACTTTTCACTATTTGACAAACAGGAGAATTCCGGAACTCCGGAATACAACCACCTTTAAGGAGAGACCATGCCGAAGAAAGATCACGAGAAGCACAGTCAGGAAGGCGGGACCGCGGGAGGCCCGCCAGTCGCCGAGATGATACTGCCGGGGACCGAATTGCCGGAGGAGAAAGATGGCCAATGGGTTCAGGACGAGACGGGCGCCCGTAAGTTCATCGCCGGAGCGAAGCCCGACATTGAGGTTCCGACCAGCCAGGAGAACATGGCGAAAATGTCGGCAATGGGGCTTGGCCTGGACGAAGGCGTTTCGTATGTCGGCGACGGCGTAACTTTCAACGCAGACGCTGCAGTTGGCCTTGCAGTTGGAACTGCGAAGGAGATGGATTCCGCGCTCCGCGCTGAGATGATCGCCGAGATCGCGCACGTCCGCGACCAGATCCGCTCGGAAATCAGCGACCGCGGGCTGAGTCTCCAGATGGTCGGCGGTGTCTTCAATTGCCCCGCCTGCGGGCTACGCCTGGACAGCCCGTCCCTGACCGGAATGAAGGGCGGCCGGTACGAGCATCCGTTCGCGACCTCTCCGCAACTGGGAGGCGTTCAGTGCAAATACATCGGCCGGAAATTCAAACCGCCGGTCGTCTTCCTTGAATTCTCCGACCTGCCCTTGACGGCCAAATCAGAATAGGAGAGAGACATGTCGACCGATATCACAACAAAAGACCCGTGCCCGATCTGTCTGAATAACGGGGTAGTCAACCCGTTGATGGACCGTCCGGGGCAGTTCTTCACGAACTGTCGCGCCGGCCACAAGTTTGAGGATACGGAAGAACTCAACATGTTGCGCGCACAGGCGCGAACGAAATACCCGAACTTCTATAAGGCGCCTGATGCGCCGGTCGTGATGGATCCGGCTGCCCGCGCCGCCATGAACATCGTGATCGACCCGGAGACCAAGAAGGCGATCGAGGAAATCACGGGGACCGTGCTTACCGGCGGCCCGGACCTGAAGGGGGCAATCTTCGCGTACGTGACGGACAACAAAGACAAGGAAGCGGAAATCCGTTCGTTACGCGCACAGATCGCGACCGTTCGCTCGCGCGCGCCGCTGCGCCCGGGCGGCGTCCAGCCGACTGGTACGCAGGTTGTCATCGACCTGCCGGAATGGGCGCTCGAGGGCGGCCTTGCCGAGGCCGCGGAGTACTCGGACAAGACCGTGCAGGAATGGTGTCAGGAAGAATTCTCTGCCTACATCGAAACGTACTTCAACAGGGCGCCGCAACGCGCATGATAATCCACGATTTTGAATGTGAAACATGCGGGGCCATCCAGCCAAACACCGTCTGCTCCTCGCAGAATCATGACGACGATCCGTCGTGCTGTGGAGCGAAGATGTTCCGGGTACTCGGAGGACTGAAAATCTCCGTCAAGGTATTCGAAGCGTTCGAAACCCGGCACGTGCGCCCGGATGGGCAGCCGATGAAAATAGCCTCAAAGGGAGACCTGGAGTTCATCGCTCGCGAGTACGGGGTACGTCATGACTATGATGACCCCGACCTCGAGGCCGTCGGCGGCGAGATCCGAAAGAAGACGCCTAAGATCGGCAAGGTCTTTGACATGGGAGGCCGCCGATGAGCGAGATCATTCTGCGGACGACCGCGCTAAAGATCGTGAACAAGGGCGGCGGGACGATGCGGCGGTGGGTGCCGGTCGAGGACGACCCGTCCAAACTGCGGGCGATGGAGAAGAAGGACACGGGCACCGATTACATCGTATTCGTCTGCCCCAGCCCCAAGTGTGGCCATCGGAATCGGCAATCGATGTACGAGGCCGAAAATTACCATACACCGGGCGAAGATCGAATCCCGTTCCGCTGCCGGATCTGCCGGCGGCTGATCGAAGTCACGCGACCGTACGTCGCAAAACGAATCATCCTGTCGGACGAGCCGGCGCGGAGGCCTTCTGTCAACCGTTCAATCGTGGGCGGGTCCTAGCGCCCAAGGTCACCCTTACGAGTTCCTGGACTTCAACCCGAATCTGACTGCCGATCAGCAGTCGGCCCGGCGCCGCGCGTGGCTACGTGCGGCGCTCGATGAGGGGTCGGCATGGATGCGCGATTCGAAGGAAATCCAGAACCTGCCACAGGATATCGTCTACCTGATGGGCGACCAGTGGCCGAACCGGCGCCCGAGTTACAAAGCCAGCCCGGTCAATAACCGCCTCCTGCGTTCGATGGAGCAGACGGTCGCGATCCTGACGGATATCCGGCCGATCTACGAGGTCAAGGCCCACGAGGATACGTGGGACGACCAGGCCGAACTCCTGACAAAGATCACGAAATCCTGGTGGGTGAAGAACGACATCGACTTCCAACTGTCGATGGCCGTCATTTACGCCTATTTGACGACCGGATACCTGCGGATCGCCTGGAACAAGCAGCTATGTGGCGGCCGTGGCGACTTCCAGCTTTACCCGCTCAGCCCGTACGATCTGATCCCGATCGGCCCGGCGCATAACCTGCAGGACTGGGAAGGCTGCATATACGAGTCTGTCCGGAACATCAGTTGGTTCCGTCGGAACTTCCCTGGCCCCGGTTCGTTCGTCCAGCCAGACGATTCGCTCTCCCGTTACGCGAAGCCGTTCCAACGGCCACGCCAGGCGGGCGCCATGAACTTCGACATGCTCAGCCCGCAGATGCAGCGGTGGGTCGGCAGTCCTCGAGAATTCGGGGAGTCTGCGGTTGCTCAGGCATGGTATCGAGAATTCTGGATCAAGGATTATTCGATCAACACCAGCCAGAACATCGTGAAGATGGGGACGCCCGGAACCAACTGGTACTACGAAGTGAAGCCCGGCGCCCCGCTCTATCCTCGCGGCCGGCTGATCATCACCGGAGGGACCGAACTCTATCCGCTGTATGACGGTCCGAACTTCTTCTGGCATGGGAAATTCCCGTTCGTCGCGCTCCGGCTGAAGCCGGTACCGTGGCAGTTCCATGGAATATCCGAGTTGCGGTCGAAGATCCCGCTTCAGGACATCGTCAACACCGTCCTGGCCGGGACCCTCGATATGATTAAAAAGGCGGTGAACCCGCCATTCCTGTTCCCGGATAGCGCGTTCTCCGACGCGATCAAGAATGCGCTGGATCCGAACATGCCGAACGCGAAGATCGGATACAACCCGATGTCACCGTCACCGCCGGCATGGCAGAATCCGCCGATGCTCCCGAACTACGTTTCGAACATGGGGATGTACGCCCAGAACGAAATGGACGACGATTCAGGGCTTCTGGACGTCAATGGGTTGGCGCGTAAGAAAGTCACGCCAGCGGGCGACACCCTACAGGGGCTGAAGGAAACCCAGCAGACGATCATGAGACTGCGCGGCCGGTACATGGAGATCGGCGTCCGGGATATCGGCGACCAGATGGTGCCGAACGAGATGCAGTTCTACACGCTGTCGCGACGTATGTGGATGTACGGGCGCGCGGGTGTGACCTCCCAGGACGTATTCGATGCAAACACGAGCACGATGGTACCGACCGGGCGACGAGCCGAGGATCACGCGCAAAACTTCTTCTTCGATATCGGTGGTGGTGGGACGATGCTGAACGTCAACCAGCAGAACAACCAGATGATTGCCATGGCCTTGCGCCGGACTGGCGACATGAGTCGCAAGACCCTGTACAAGGAAATGGACATGGAAAGCCTGTACGACAACGTCGAGAAGGAACTCGACCAGGAGCAGGACAAGCAGGCGCAGCGGCTGATGGCCGCCCAGGCTGGGCAGGCACTGACCGGCGGTGGCGCGCCCGGTGGCATGCCGGAGTTGCCGCCTCCACCCGGGAGCGCCTCTCCAGCCGGCGGCCCGCCAGCCCATAAAGGGAAGGGGTCGGACAACCCGATGAGTCTGTTAAAGCCGTCTTGACAGTCCGCTTACTCTAAAGTCTGAGAGGTTCTATGGCGAAGAAGGGCAATGTGGCGATGCCGTCATCACTGGATCCCGACCATGACGAATGGCAGACTCGGGATGACGTGCAGAATCTGATGCGCACGGACGAAATCCATGCGGATCCGAAGCGCCTCGGCAGAGCCGTCGGGCGACTCCACAGCACAGCCAATCGCTTCGCCAAAAAGAGTGGTCGTCGGCCTGGCCGATCGGCCGGTCGGTAAGTTCACTAATTCAGGAGGTTCTCATGGCTGACGGTAAAGTACAGTTTCCGACAAGCGGTGGCGCATTCGTGGGCCACGAAGAGGGCACGGTCGAAGCACCGCGCGCACCGTTCCTTGATTCTCCGGGGACACACGCTCCGCTGCAGACTGGCGCGGACGGTCTGAATGTCCGCACGAAGTACGGCGAGACCGGTATTCCGGAGGGCGGCGGTCGCTAATTCATGCCCATCCCTGACGTTGGTCTAGCGCCTCCACCACCGCCGGACGTCCAGGCCCAGATGAAGCCTGCGGGCGGCGGACCGTTGGATCTGAGTTCTATCCTGGCCGGCCTCGGCGGTGGAGCACCACCTGCCGCAACCAACCCGGATCTGACTCAGAAGATTCAGCAGGTGCAGCCGCTACTCACGACGGTCGCGCGCCAGGTGCCGGCTCTCGGCCCGGACGTCGATCGTCTCAACGTCGAATTGCAATCACGCATGGGCGGCTTGCCGGCCGCTCTTGCGGGTCTAGCTGGAGGTCCACCCCCTCCAGCAGCGTCTGCGGGCGCCGGTCCTCCCGTCCCTGCAGCCGGCCCAGTCGGTCCCGGGGGATCGCCACCTCCGGGGCCGCCATCGATGCCAGCCGCCCCATCGACGGGCGGGGCAATGGATACGGCAATGCAGATCGAAATGCAGTTGCCGCCGATCGGAAAAGAAGATCCGACGCTTATGCCATTCATTCAGGGCTTTATCGCGCGCATGCGTGAGGAAGTCCCGAAAGTTGTCCAGGGAGACACGGAAGCCGTGTCTCCGCCGCCCCAGGTAGCGCCGAACGATTCGATGTTGAGCAAGATTCCAGTAACGTACTGAGGATGACGATGAATGACGGCCGTCTACAATCTGTTCCAGCAGTTCGTGGCGGATCTCGCCAATGGGGTTCACAACCTCGGGTCCGACGACCTTAAGGTCGCGCTCACCAATACCCAGCCCAGCCCGTTAAATCGGGTACTCTCGAGCATCCACGAAGTCCGCTACAGGCACTGCAGCGCGCGCGATATCACGGTCATCTCATCGACTCAGACCGCCGGCCTGTACAAACTGGTGTGCAAGGATCTTGCGCTCCAGGCGTCACACGGGTCCGTCGGCCCATACCGGTACATCGTGATTTATAACGCGACGCCGAGCAATCATCCGCTGATCGCCTGGTTTGATTACGGGGCATCCGTCTTTCTTAACGAGTCTGAGTCGTGGCCGCTGACGTTCAACGGCCCGACCGGATTGATTCAACTGCAATTGGGGTAGGTGTGTTTAAGAAAATCATCTTTCTACTTTGCCTGTTTTTAATCGCGCTGCCGGGGACAGTCTCGGCCACGACATACTGGATCTCGCCCACCGGTTCTGACGCCAATCCGGGCACGTCTTCAGGGTCTCCATGGAAGACGTTTGCTCACGCAGTCCCAATCATCACCGCAGGCGACACCCTGACTCTTCGGAACGGGACTTACAACGGGAGCAATAGCGGGTTCCTTTCGGCTGACTGTAGTGGGACGGCTCATAACGGGACGGCAGGCAACCCCGTGACAATCGTTGCAGAGAACGAACGGCAGGCGCTGATCGACGCGACTGCAATGAACTCGACGTTTGCGATGTTCGCGACTCACTGCTCCTACTGGAGCGTGCTCGGCTTGCACTTTCAAAGCGCGGATCAGCCAGGAGTCGGGCTGTTCGATGACCTACTGGCGTTCAATACCGGGGACCACATCACGGTCCGACGAAACATTTTCGACCACAATAACCGGTATTGCAATTGTGAGCACTTGCTGTTCATTGCGATCACGAACTCTCTGATCGAGGAGAACGAGTTTTATTACTTTCACCGGAGCGCGGTGGTCACAAAGAATGGGTCGAACAACACGTACAGGAGGAACTACGCGAATTCCAGGTTGTATGCGGATATCCCCAGTGGCTTCGTCTCCAGTAACGTGTTGCGTGGCGATGCGGCGTTCAATCCGTACCCGGAAAGCGGCGACATCCTTGAAAACAACATCTCGGAGAATAATGATGACGGGATCGATATTCAAGCGACGGCCACATCCGACAGCAACCAGGAGTTGGGAAACATTTCGCTGAACGATTATTACGGGGCTACGGAGGCCTCGCGAAATCCTGGAACATTCCCGACCAATACCACGATCAAAAACGCGGTCGTCATCAACCCAAATCAAGCGGGGATCTATCCACGAGGGGCACTTAATACCCAGGTCTCGAACGTGTCGGTGTTTGGCAGCGGAACCAGCATTGGAATTGTGGCAGATGCGCCGGCCGGTACGAACCCGGCGCCGTCGCCTTCATTCTTCTGCACGGGGTGCCTCTCGATTAACAACTCGTCAAGTTTTGGATTTGAGATAACGGCCACGACGACCTGGACCCTGAACTACACGGTGGCCAGCGGCAATGGAACCAACTATAGTCCAGCGCCGCCGAATGCGAACATTACGAACGCATCCACATCCGCTCCGACAGGACTCGGTACATGCTATGCCTGGATCCCGGCAGCGTCTAATCTTCACGGCGCTGGATTGGGCGGATCTGATATTGGGGCTAACGTTCTTTATGAATATGTCAATGGAATATTGACGACTGCCAGGTTGTGGGACGCGTCAACTGGCGCATTTCCCCATGGAGCAGCCGTTGGCGGATTAAATGATGTCGCCGGACAGTCGGCTTTCGACGTGCAAAATCGTTTGCATGTCAATACCGGCGGCTGCTCGTTTCCAGCCGGTTATACGGGAGCGACGTACTACGTTCGCACGACCGCCGCCTCCGACGCAGGGTCCTGCGCCTCGGCGACGACGAACGACGACGCGCACGCGAAGAAGACGGTTGCGGGCGGGATTGCGTGCTTGACAGCACTTGCCGGCGACACGTTGATGCTGAACGACGGAACGTACGATACCCTCATTCCGGACACGATTCCGTCCGGCTCGATGGGTGCCCCAACCACCATCAAGGCTGTTAATAATCGGATGGCTGTCATCAAGCCGACGATCAATCTTCCAGCCGGCGGAGTTGGCGTCATTTGGATGTTGAGCAGATCCTACATCAGATTCGACGGGATAGCGGAAGATGGGGCGAATACGCCAGCAACGAATGACGGGTTCCGGTTGAACCACAGCGATCACATCGATATCGTCAATTCAGAGATACATCATTTTCAACACATCGATAATTCGAACTGCTCCAGCACTTCAAATGCGGTTGAAGTCACAGACAACCTTGGGCCAGGAACGCACGGTTCTACCTTCGACCAATTCACCAATAACTATATTCACGACATTGGAGGATTTTGCGCCGGTCTCGACAACAACTATGAAGGTCTAGGCTATTACATTCAGGAATCAGATAACACTATCGACGGCAACACGTTTGTCAACATCGCAGAAGGGGCGGTCCAGTTCAGAAATGGTTCCTGCGACGCTGGTGCTGGCCTCAATAACATTCTGCGCAATAGCTCCATAAATGGCAGTCCTCGCGTTGGGATTTTCATAGCAAATTGCACAAGCGGTACCCAAGTTTACAACGTAACCATCACCGGTGTGACCAATGGGGGATACGGGGTAAATTTCTATGCCGACCCTGCAAATGTTTTATTCGCGAATAATACCATCTATGGAAATACTGGGGGTTGCATCTATAGAAGTTCTTCAGGAAGCACTCAAGTAGGGAACACCATCGAAAACAACCTCTGCTATATGAATAATGGTGTTGGCATCAACACTGATGGGATGACCTCTTTCTCCGGCGAGACCTGCAGCAACAATTTCAATATAGCCCCAGGATGCAATCCAACAGAAGGGATGACTGACCCACTCTTCGCCGCCGCCGGATCTGGCGATTTCCACGTTAATCCAGGCAGCCCGGCCGCCGGGTTCGGCACGAATCTCTGTGGAACGTTTTGCACGGACTTCGATGGTAACCCACGTCCGAGCATGGGCGCCTGGGATGCCGGGGCTTTCATTGCGAATGCGACGACCTACTACGTGCGGACGACCGGCGACGATACGCACCCGTGCGCGCTGGCGACAGTAAACGATGACGCGCACGCGCGGCAGACGATTGGTGGAGGAGTTGGCTGCCTTGTCGGCGGTAACACGCTCATCGTCGGCGATGGAAACTACGACGAACAGGACATCAATCCGCCAGTTGGTTCAATGGGTGCGCCGACGATCATCCAAGCGGCGAACCGTAACGCCGCCAAGATCCGTCCAGCCAACACGCACTACGGGTTTCTGTTGACCCACAGTCACATCACGATTGATGGTTTCTATATCGACTGCAACGCTCATTTCGTTGCCCAGTGCGGTGGCGTCCTAGCTCCTCCGGGGAGTGCGTTGACTGACGTGACGGTCAAAAATGGGACGGTCTACAAGGCGGGTGGCGATGGAACGAACGTCAGTGAAGGGAGCGCCATTGAAGGAGATCTTAGCAACAGTTCAATTCTGAACAACGACATCATCGATACAGGGCGAGCGAATTCTTCAGCGTTCGACCATGCCGTTTATGTAGGCGACGATACGACGGATTCTCACAATACGATAATAGACGGCAACCGAATCACGAATACCTATTGCCAGTCGATCGTTCTTTACCATTCCAACCATGCGAACGTAATCCGCAACAACACGGTGACAGGCGATACGTGCGTCGGAATCCTTATCAGCCTTGGGGCAGGAAACTCCGCATATAACAACGTTGTTTACGGTAACTTCAACGGCATTGATGTTTCTTCTACTCCGGTCACTTCAGCCTTTATCTACAACAATACGCTTTTCAATAACTCCGGCTATGCGCTCTCCTTTGACAACTTTGGCTCTGGTCTTCCTAGCGGCGTCATTGCTAAAAACAACATTTTCTATATGGATGGTCATGCGATTAACGATGCTACGGCGGGACAGACGTGCAGCAACAACCTGAACGCCGGCAGCGTCACCCCATGCGGCACAGCGGAAGGCATGACCGATCCGCTCTTTGTTAATGCGGCGGCCGGCAACTTCCATATTCGCCCAGGCAGCCCTGCGGCAGGCACCGGCTTAGATCTATCCGCAACGTTCACGACGGACGCGGATGGTAACCCCCGGACGACGCCGTGGAGCATCGGCGCGTATATCCAGAGTTGCGTGATCAACCAGATCTGCCTGGTCCAATTGCAGTCGAGCATCATTCTCGGCCCTGGAGGGACGCTAAGCCAGACTCTCACGATCCCTGAGACTACAGGGAACCTGAATATCATCACCATCACCTATTGCCCGGACGCCTCTTGCGTCCTGAGCAATGCCGGCGGATCGTGCAGCATCACCGACAGCCAATTAAACAGCTACCCGTCAGCGATTCTCAATCTCGGGACTACCGGGGTCATCGGATGCGTGAACTACGCGAAAAATATCACCGGTGGCGCCAACACGATCACGGTGAACACGGCTGGTATCAGCACGCCCTACTACCTGACGGTCAACGTCAGCGAGTGGGTTGGCGCGGACAAGACGGCGCCGCTGGACCATACCGGGACGAACAACGGGACGGGCACGTCCTTATCGGCATCGGCAACGGCCACAACGGGTGACCTCGTCCTCGGTTTTGGCGCGAACATTAACGGTGGCGAAGTGATCGGCGCTGGATTCAATCAAATGCAGGATGCGCGGAATCAATACGAGATAGCGATGTCGAGCGGCACCGCGACCGCGACCTGGACTTCCAACAGCGGTCCTTGGCTGGCGAACGTCGCGACGTTTAAACCAGCCGGAGCTACCAACCCGATCGCACCTATTTTAATGGAACTCTTCAGGAGACACCGACAATGAAACGACTGCGGCTACTCTGGATTCTTTTGTTCTGCGCCGTCTCGACGCCAGCATGGTCTCAGTGTTTCTTGCGGCAATCGACTGGCGCTCAGACCCATCTGATCGGTCCGTTCCTGGATCCGTCAGACGGGAATACCGAAAAGAACGCGCTGACGATCAACGCGAGCGATATCCGCCTGGCGAAGGCAAGCGCTGATCCGGTGGCCAAAAACTCGGGAGGGGCGACCTTCAAAGAGGCTGGCAATTATTATATAACCCTCGATGCGACAGATACATCGACGGTCGGGACGCTCGAGATCAACGTTCACGTTGCGGGCGCTCTGTACGTCTTCAAGCCCTGCTATGTCGTGACGCCGGCCGTTTACGACGCCTTCTACGGAGCGAGCGCAACCGGGTACATCACGAACGCCCAGGTGGACGTCCGGCAGATTGTTGGCGCGGCCGTCAACACGGCGACCGCTCAATTGGGCGTGAATACGGTCAGCGCGTCGGCTGGTGCGATCAACCGCGCAGCCCTTAACGCCGACACGGGGCTTCAGTCGATCCGTTCGAATACCGCGACGGCGGGAGCCGCTACAACGATTACGCTCGACGCCGGAGCGTCGGCAACAAACAACTTCTACAACAATGACATCATTCTCATTACGGGTGGGACCGGCGCCGGGCAGGCGCGATTTATAACGGGGTATGTCGGCAGCACGAAAGTCGCGACCGTCGCGACCTGGGCCACAAACCCAGCCGCGGCAAGCACATTCGCTATCCTCCCATTCGACTCCGTCCCGGGCGCGAGCGTCCCGACAGTCGGCCAGATCTCGACGGCAGTCTGGCAGGATCTGCTCGCCTCGAGCGATTTCTCAACAGCCGCTTCGATAGGTAAGCTGCTGCATGACGACATCGATGCGGCAATCTCCTCCCGAATGGCGTCCGGCAATGTGACGGTAGCGACCAACCTGGATAAGACGGGCTATGCTCTGACGAGCGCTTACGATCCGGCAAAGACAGCGTCGCAAGCCGGCGACATCATGAAGGTCAGCTCGGGAACGGGCGCGAACCAGATCAACCTGTCGAGCGGAGCGGTCGCCGTCGCATCTCTGGCGGCGAATAGCGTGACGGCCGCCGCGATCGCAGACGGGGCGATCGATCGAGCGACTTTCGCGGCCGACACTGGGCTGCAGACAATCCGGTCGAATACGGCGGCGGCTGGCGCGGCCACGACGATCACGCTCGATGCCGGGGCTTCGGCGACGAATAGCTTCTACGTCAACGACATGATCTTGATCACGGGCGGGACCGGCGCCGGGCAGGCGAAGTTCATCACGGCCTATGTTGGCGCGACCAAGATCGCGACCGTCGGCACATGGGCGACGAACCCGGACAACACGAGCACGTTCGCCATCCTTCCATTCGACGTCGTACCTGGAGCGAGCGCCCCAACGGTCGGCCAGATTTCAACGGCCGTCTGGCAGGACCTACTTGCTTCGGCGGACTTCTCGACGTCTGCTTCGATCGGCAAGCTGCTGCACGACAACATCGACGCGGCGATCTCGAGTCGTTTGGCGAGCGGGAACGTCACGGTCGCGACGAACCTCGACAAGACTGGTTATGCTCTAACCTCGGCTTACGACCCGGCAAAGACAGCAGCTCAGGCTGGCGATACGATGAAGGTCAGCCAGGGCACGGCCGCCGGCCAGATTGATCTTGTGACCGGTCAGGTCAAGGTCGCATCGCTCGCGGCCAATAGCGTGAACGCGAGCGTGATCGCCGACGGCGCGATCGATCGCGCGACCTTCGCCGCAGACACGGGACTGCAGACCGTTCGTAGCAATACCGCGCAGGCGGGAGCCGCGACGACGATCACTCTCGACGCATCGGCCTCGGCAACTGATAATTTTTACAGCAACGATCTTCTTCTGATCACGGGCGGAACCGGCGCCGGGCAGGCGAAGTTCATTACCTCATACGTCGGCAGCACGAAGATTGCGACGGTCGCGACCTGGGTGACGAATCCAGACAACACGAGCACGTTCGCGATCTTGCCGTACGATGCGATCCCGGGTGCGACGGCACCGACGGCCGCACAGGTAGCGGCTACCGTCTGGCAGGACCTGCTAGCCTCGAGCGACTTCGCGACCGCCAGTTCGGTCGGCAAACTCCTGAAGGACAATATCGACGTGGCTATCTCCTCGCGTCTGGCTTCTGGCGGGGTCACCGTCACGACCAACAACGACAAGACGGGCTACGCTCTGACGGCCGCCTACGATCAGGCAAAGACTGCAGCCCAGGCCGGAGACACGATGAAGGTCAGCCAGGGAACCGGCGTCGGGCAGGTCGATCTGACGACCGGACAGGTAAAGGTCGGAACCAATAACGACAAGGCCGGCTATTCGCTCTCGACGGCTGGTAACAACAGCGCGGCCGACGCTTTACTAGATCGGGCGAGCGGGGCCGATGAAACCCTTCGCCAGGCTATGAGGTTAATCGCATCCGCCCTTGGAGGTAAAACGTCCGGCAGCGGGACCTCGACGATTGTTTTCCGCGACCCGGCCGATACGAAGAACGTGATTAGTTGCACGGTCGACGTCAACGGCAACCGGACAACCTGCACGCTGACCTTGAACTAATGTCGAGAAGCCATCTCCCAGGATTCCCCGGGGGGTATTTCCCCGGGGGATACATACCATCGAGCGGTACGACTCCCGGTCCTCCGGTTGGGAAGTACAACGCGTTCAACCAGTTTGTGGCGGATCTGGCGAACAAGGTGCACGACCTCGCGGCCGACGCTCTGAAGTTTGCCCTAACTGCCACGTCGCCGGTCAACACGAATGCGGTCCTGTCTGACATCTCAGAGATTTCGTACGTCAATTGTTCCTCGAGGCTGCTGACTGTCGTTTCGTCCAAACAGTCCAACGGGCTGTATCGATTGGTCCTCGCGCCGATCTCGCTCACCGCCTCGGGAGGGACGGTCGGACCGTTCCGATATCTCGTGGTCTACAACTCGACTCCGACGGCCGGACCGCTCATCTCCTGGATTGACTGCGGTGCTAGCGTAAGTATAGGAAACGGCCAGTCTTTCGCGATTTCCTTCGACCAGACAAACGGGTTAATAAAGGTGCACGCGTAGATGTCGTTCGACAATCATGCGAATTTAGGGCAAAGCACTGTAGGGACGGCTCCGTCGCCGGCCTCGAGCGGGACAACGCTCACGCCTGTCGACCCGACCAGCTTCCCGGCTGCCCCGTTTAACTGTACGATCGCTCCAGCCAACACGGCACCGACGAAGGCCAATAGCGAGATCGTTCGGGTTACCGATACGTCTGGCGGTATATTCACGATCATCCGCGCGCAGGAAGGCACGTTCGCCCGCACGATCCTGGTCGGCGACGTCATCGATAACTCGATAACCGCCAAGGTCCTCACGGACGTCGAGGATGCGATTTCGAACGAACTCAGCGTTCGAGCGGCGGCCGACAACGTCCTCTCGCAGGGTGTCAGCATCGTATCGCAGGCCTTATCTGTAGAGACGGCTGCTCGGGTCGCGGCCGACAACACGATCAGCCAGGGGGTTTCTGTCGTCAGCCAGGCGCTGTCGGTCGAAACGGCCGCCAGGATCGCCCAGGCCGACACGCTTTCGAATGCCGTGTCTATCCTATCCCAGGCTGTCTCCGTGCTGTCGCAGGGCGTTTCTGTCGTATCCAATGCCCTGTCGAACGAGACCTCGAATAGGATATCTGCCGACAACGTCCTCTCGAACGCGATTTCGGTGATCTCCCAGCAGGTCTCGCTGATCTCGCAAGCGGTTTCCAATGAGATATCTAATCGAGTCTCGGCGGACAACGTCATTTCAAACGCCGTATCGATCGTCAGTCAGGCGGTTTCGATCGTTTCGACGGCCGCCTCAAACGCGCTGTCAGTGGCGAATGCCGCATCAAACGCGGCATCGATCGTCAGCCAAGCAGTTTCCATCGTATCCACAGCGGCCTCGAATGCCCTGTCGGTCGCGAATGCTGCATCCAACGCTGCATCGATCGTTTCGAACGCACTGTCGAATGAGACGTCCAATCGGATTTCGATAGCCAACGCGCTGTCCAACGCCATCTCGATCCTGTCTCAGCAGGTATCGGTCTTATCGCAGGCGCATTCGGTCCTCTCGCAGGCCCACTCCGTTCTCTCGCAGACCGTGTCGAATGAGATCTCGAACCGCGGATCCGCGATCAACGTCGTATCGAACGCTGTTTCCATCGTATCGACAGCGGCCTCAAACGCGCTATCCGTCGCCAACGCCGCGTCGAACGCCGCGTCGATCGTATCAAATGCAGCCTCGAACGCACTATCTGTGGCGAATGCCGCATCGAATGCCGCTTCGATCGTATCGAACGCCCTGTCGAATGAGATCTCGAATCGTGGATCCGCGATCAACGTCGTCAGCAACGCAGCTTCGATTATCTCCCAGCAAGTATCCGTTCTCTCGCAGCAGGTTTCGGTCTTATCTCAGGCCCACTCGGTTCTCAGCCAGCGGATGAGCACGTTAGCCGGAGGGCTGACAGGCCAGGTCCTCAAGAAGAATACGAATACGGACTACGATTGGGCGTGGGCTGCCGATGCAACTGGCGGCAGCGGGAGCGCGACCGTCACATCGAATGCGATCAGCATCATATCGCAGGCGCTTTCTCTTCATTCCCAGCAGATCTCAGTGCTTTCGCAGGGAGTATCGATCGTCTCGACGGCCGCGTCAAATGCGCTGTCGGTAGCGAACGCGGCGTCAAATGCGGCGTCGATCGTGTCGCAGGCCGTTTCCATCGTCTCTACGGCCGCGTCGAATGCGCTGTCGGTAGCGAATGCCGCATCGAATGCCGCTTCGATCGTCAGTCAGGCGGTCTCGGTTGTCTCGACGGCGGCTTCAAACGCGCTGTCCGTCGCTAATGCCGCGTCAAATGCGGCATCGATCGTAAGCCAGGCTGTGTCGGTCCTCTCGCAGCAGGTGTCCGTTTTGTCGCAGGCGGTGTCCGTCCTGTCGCAGGCCGTATCTGTCATCTCGCAGACGGTTTCCGTCCTGGACACGGTCCGGACGGTGATTGTGAGCACGGTGCAGACGATATCCGCGACAGGACTGACGAATATCAGCGGGATGAGTCTTTCGGTGGACGCCGCTAAGATATACCGCATTGAAGCGCTTATCATGTTCAACCGCGGAACGACCTCGGCGCCGACGAAGTTCGGGCTGACGTTCCCGGCGATGGCGCAGACCCGCGGCTACATCTTCATGCCGACGAGCGCAGCCGCGGCGGCTCCAACGATCTCGGCCGTCGGCGTATTCGCACCATGGAAGGGCGATTCCGCTTCCGGTTCGACGACCCTGTCGAACGCGCCGGCGTCCGTAACGTACTTGAGTACTTTCGCGACATACGAGGGTATATTCGTCGTCTCGACGAACGGGGTTGTCCAATTGCAGGCGGCGGCCAGCACGACGACCGCGGCAATGGTGATCCAGCGCGGCAGTTACATGCGGCTATTCCGCATCGGGTAGCCTCATGGCATTCGGTTTCTACAAGGGCGTGCGGATCCAGACAGGCCAGGCGGGGACTGCTCAAACCAATTTCCCGGCGCTGGTCCCCTTCCTGGCTGGCGATGCCGATTTCGCCTCTGTGGCGAACGGCGGAAAAGCGCGCACTGACGGATTTGATATCCGTCCTTACGCAGATTCCGGCCTAACTGTTGCACTCACCTTCCAACTGGTTTCGTACAGCGCGGCGACCGGCGCTTTTGAAATGTGGGTTCTTCTGCCGACGGCCCAGGACGGAGTTACTGTCTACATGGCTGTCGGCGACAACGCAGTGTCCACAGACGGCAGCAGCACGTCGGTCTGGGATTCTAATTTTTACGGCGTATACCACGACCCATCGACCGGTACCGACGCATCACAGGGCGGCAACACCCTGACGAATCACAATAGCGTGTCATCATCAGCATCCGGCCAGATCGGTAATGCCGGTAGTTTTGCCAGCGCCAGCACTCAATACATGGATAAGACTGCCGTGTCGCAGCCGGCCGCGATCACGATGAGTGGCTGGATTAACCCCACGACGCTCAGTGCTACTTACAATACGCCGCTCACCAGTCAAGACGCCGCGAATACTATTTTCGCCGCCCTCCATGTCAAGAGCACGGGTAAGATGGCGTGCTATGTCAATACGACGCTGAATTCCGGGACGGTGCTTGTTGATCCAGGCAGCCACACGGTGAGTACGGGAACTTTGACTCATATCGCCATGACCTACGACAGCGTGTCCGGACTGGTGGTATATGTAAATTCGGCCTCGGACGGCACGTTCGCAGCAAACGGGACCATCGTTTCAGGCACGGTCATCACCACGATCGGGCGTGATCCTGGGACAGCGGGCCGTGAATGGAACGGGCTGATCGACGAAGTCCATTTATCAAACATCGCCAGATCGGCAAGTTGGATTACGACGGAATACAATAATCAGGTAAACTTGGGCAACTTCTGGACGAAAGGCACACTGGTCCCGGCGTCTTTCACGCCACAAAAAATGGCAGCGCGGCCTGGAGTATTCAACGCATGAGCAAGCGACTCGATATCAACGAAAAGCAGGACGTCCAATACGCGGTACCTCTCTGGCTACGCGATGAACAGGTGCGCGTTAATTCCGCGCGAGTGCCTGGACGTATCCAGCCGAATTACGACAAGCGCCAGGACCCTGTAGCTATCGTCTGTTACGGGCCATCTCTCAACGAGACCTGGGAACAGGTCCGGGGCTTCCCGTTCATCATCTCCTGTTCGGGCGCTCACAAGTTCTTACTCGAGCGCGGGATCGTCCCAAGTTGGCATGTCGAAGTAGATCCGCGCGATCATAAAGTTGAATTGCTTGGGCTTCCACATGCCGAGGTCGAATACCTGCCGTCCTCGACGTGCCATCCCAAATACATCGAACACCTTATGGAGCACGGCGCCAATGTCAAACTGTGGCACGTATTCTCGCCACACGAGGACGTGCATCGGGTGCTGCCGGCTGGCGAGTGGGCGCTCACAGGCGGTTCGAGTGTTGGGCTGAGGGCGCTTACGATCGCCCGCTTTATGGGATTCACTGAACTTCATATCTTTGGCATGGACGGCTGTTTCCGCAAAGACGTTGGCAATCATGCCGCCGCTCATCCTAATCAACCTAGGAACTGGGCCATCACGGAGTACAAAGGGAAGGAATATTTCACAAATTCTTCGGTGATGCACTGCGCGCAGGAGACCTGGCACGAGTTGGATCAGATGCCAGATGTTAAGGCGACGTTCTATGGTGAAGGCCTCGTCCAGGCGATGGCCAAGGATTACCAGCAGAAGTCCGGAGCACCGGCCACACCGGCGGTTATCGGGTTCGCCAAGCCAGAATTGATTTCGGCGGAATACGCAGAATTGAACGCGCAACTCCATCGGGACAACCTGGCGTACGGGGTAGGCGGTGGGAAGCATGCCGAGACCGTACAGAAACTGGTCGGACTGTTGGCCAAGAAGAGTGACCGGCCGGTCTCGGTCCTGGACTACGGATGCGGGAAGTCGCAACTGCAGAAGGCGCTAGCCTTTCCCATCTATGAATACGATCCAGGGATCCCGGGAAAGCAGGAGTCGCCCAGATCGGCAGACCTCGTTATTTGTACGGACGTCCTTGAGCACGTCGAACCTGACAAACTATTCTACGTACTCGACGATCTGTGTCGCTGCGTGCGGCAGTTGGGATTCTTCACCATCAATACCGGACCGGCGGCCAAGACACTGCCGGACGGCCGGAATACGCACCTGATCCAGAAGGGCGCGGCCTGGTGGCGGAAGAAACTCGAGAAGTTTTTCAAGATTGGACAGATTATCGCCCGCGGCGCCGAACTTTATGTCGTTGTCGCACCAAAGTCAAAGAAGGAGAACAAGCATGACAGCAGACGAAAAGCAGGCTGAACTCGCAAAATTGAACGACCTGATCAATGCGCTTCGATCGGACATCCTGGCTAAGACAGGTCATCTCGGCGAATTAAAGGCAGCCCGGGCGGCACTCAAAGCCAAGCCGACGGAATGAGTTTCCCGGTCTTTATCGGATACAGCGCGCACGAGCGGGAAGCCTGGAGGGTTGCGAAGGACTCGCTGCTGTACACCACGCAACTGCCGGTCGACGTGCAGCCGCTTTACTACCGGATGATCCCAAGCCTTTATTGGCGCCGGACGGTCATGCGGCAGGCCGAGGCTTTACGGTCCGGCCGCCTCTGGGATGTCGTATCGGATGCGCCGATGTCGACCGACCATGCGATCGCACGGTTTTTCATACCACAGATGCTGCCGGCCAAGGGCTGGGCGCTCTTTACCGATGGTGACGTGCTCTTCCGTCGCGGGATTGCGGAGTTGGTCAAACTGGCGCATCCACAGTACGCGGTGATGGTAGTCCAGCACGATTACACACCGCAGACGCCTACGAAGAAGGACGGAGACCCTCAACTGCCGTACGCGCGTAAGAACTGGAGTTCGGTGATGCTCTGGAATCTCGAGCATCCGGCGCACCAGAAGCTGACGCTGACGGCGCTGAACAGTCTGCCAGGCCGCGACCTCCATCGGTTCTGCTGGTTGGATGACAGCCAGATCGGACGGCTGCCGGAGGAGTGGAACTGGCTGGCCGGCCATTCGTCGCCCGATCTCGACCCGGCGATCGTCCACTACACCGAAGGGGTGCCGGACGTCATTGGATATGAGGACGCGCCGTACGCGGATGAGTGGCGCGCCCACAGAGAGTGCCCATCGGAGTGTATGTAAATGTTCGGCGCCTTCTATTTCGGTCAGACCTATTTCGGTGACACGACCCCGAACTCGTCATCCGGCGGTCTGACGAGCATCATCGTCGGGAACGGCTCGTACATCCTGTCGTTCACGCAACTCCAACGCCTCAAAATCACACCCACATACCTGAGCGTCAAGCAGGATTTGACAGAGATTTGGAACCGCTCTTGACAGACCGATTAGCCTAAAGTTGTAGAAAGAAAAGCGGCCGACCTTGCCGGGCCGACCGCTTTCAGTGGCGACCGCGTGGGAGCGATCGGCCAGGGAACGATAGTAGAACCCCAGCCTAACACCCTCCCTTACGACGGTCAAACGTTAATTTAATTTATTAAACGCGTAGCCGTTAGTCCGTAGCGCTTAGCCAGAGATGGCCGCGAAGGATCCGGAAGCGAGGGACCATGCCAATTAATCCGAAACTCAAAGAGCAGCTTGAAAAGACGCAGATGGACGAGAAGTACCGAGCGAACCTGATTGCCACGCTCGAGGACGCGCCGGCCGATGTTCAGAATCTGTGGATGTCGCGCGAAGATTACACCCGCCAGGCGAATGCCCTGAAGGCTGAGAAAGCCGATTGGGACGTCAAGAACAAAGACTTTTACGACAAATCGAATGCCGCTGTCACCGCATGGAAAGACGAAGTCAAGAAGGCGAATGACGCGGTCACGGCAGCCCAGGCACGAATCGCCGAACTCGAAGCCGCTGGCGGATCGGGCCGCGGTGGCGAGCGGACGCCCGCTGAAGAGGATGCGGTATCCAAGGAAATCGCGAAACTCAGCGCCGGCATCACTGGTCTCCAGGAGCGGCTGAAGAGCGTCGTGACGCCAGACGAGTTGAATAAGAAATGGCAGGACGGGATTGGATTTATCGGCGACCAGATCCTGACGATCAACGAAATCCAGGCCAGCCACATCGAGAAGTTCGGCAAGCGCATGACGAAGGCCGAGATCACCGAGTTGATCAAGTTCACGAACGATCAGGCGGCTCTCGGTAAGAACCTCGATCTATCCGAAGCCTACACGGCCAAGAACGCGGACGAACTCAAGAAACTCGAGCGCGCTCAGTGGGAAAAGGAATGGGCTGAAAAGCACAACACGAATCAGAACGTGCCAGGCGGCGGCGGACCGGGTGGTCCAGGAGCGCCAGGACGCGGACCGCTCGAGTTACGGCTGGAGCAGGAGCGCAACCGCACGAGCGGCGGCACGGGTGACAAAGGATACGCCACGTGGCAGGAAGCGGCGGCTGCGGCCGGCCAGGAACTTGTCAACGAGGGCAAATTTTAACGACCAACGCCACGACTTAGTTTGCGACCGTAACCGAGGCCGGCCAGCCCGGAAGGTCAGTCAGACCGTCGATTTAGCGACAGTGGTCACATGGACAGACCCAAATTTTTCAAAGGAGACTAAGTTATGGCGTTAACGTGGGAAGACTTGAACGGAAAAGTTCAGGACAAAATCATCCCCACTGTAGCGGACGTCGTATACAAGAGTTCTCCCGTCTTCGTTCGTATTCGCACGAACAACGGCCAGCAGTTCGATGGTGGCATCAAAATTCGCCAGAACATCGGCTACGCGGAGTTGAACGGCGGACCGTTCGGACGCGGGGAAACCTTCAATACGGATTACGTTCAGACTGACACAGCATTCGCTGTCGATCCGAAGTTCTATTACGTCAACGTGTCGCTCTACGGCACGGACGACGTTCTGGCACGCGGACCGATGCAGGCCGTCCCGTTCGTTGGCAGCAAATTGGCCAACGCGGCTGGCAAGATGGCGAAGCTGATCGCGACCGACATGTATTTGGACGGTCTCGGTACGAGCAGCAGCACGAAATCCGTCGACGGCTTCAATCAGTGGTTCGACAACGGATCCCTCTTCACGACGGTCGGCGGTATCACCCGCACGGACCTCGGCGTATCGAACGGCACGAACAACCAGGGTGCCAACGGATACGTAGCATCGCTCTCGAGCGGCTTCTCCCTGAAGGCGGTCGAACTCGCGATGGGTAGTTGCTGGTTCGGTGTGCAGCATGTGGACATGCTGGTATCGGATCAGAACTCGTGGAACTGGTTCTTCAACAAACTGCAGCCGATGCAGCGGTTCAACGAGGAGTCCTCGGATGTGGCGAAAGCCGGCTTCCGCTCGTTCAATTTCATTGGCGCCCAGGTTGTTGTCGACCAGTATTCCCCTGCCGGCAGCATGTACGGAATGAACACGAAGCAGGAGAACCTGATGTTCTTCACTTCGACCCTGAAGCGGTACCAGTTTGGGTTCACCGGCTTCAAGGAAATCTACAATTCGGATGACCGAAGTGGTCAGTACCTCTGGGCCGGAAATATTATCGTGGCGAACCCACGGTACAACTTCCGTCTTACCAACATCCCAACGCTGAGCTAAGGGGAGGATAAAACAATGACACAGCCAAGTCTAGTCCCCGGCGGAACGTACGGCAATATTGCGATTGCCCAGCCGCAGATCAGCCCATTGGGTTGGTACAACCAGGCCGACCTGACGCCGAAGAACCCAATCGGCGGTAAAGTCCGCTACGGAAACATCGTCATCCGGTACGTGAAAATCGACGTGACGGTCGTTCCTGTCGCAGGCGCCCCGCTGTACGCACTGACGTTTACGCCAGGCGGAGTACCGGGCACGACCGTGCCGGTCATCACTCTCGCAACCGACTACGATGGTACGGGTGCGACGAGTTCCCTGCAGGTTCAGGGCGTCATGGGTCCGTTCACGATCACGCTACCGCTCGTCGCGTTCTATACGTGGGTTCAGGTAGGCGGAGTCGCGCAGTGCGTCGGTACCGGCGTCACGGCCCAGTCGAACATCCTGATCGGGTCGACGACGGACAACCAGTTCGCCGTTATCGCGGACGGATCGACGGTCACGAACGTTCCGGCGGCTCGCGTCGTCGGTGCGTGTGTCGCCGGTCAGGTCCCGGCGCTGTTAATGAACATGGATTGGTAAGAATCCGGCCCGGGCAACCGGGCCGCTCTTACACTCTTAAAAGAAAGGAGAACAATCTATGCCAGCAGCAGTCGAAAATGCGGACCGGTATGTCGACGTTTTCGGTCGTACGGCGATCGAGATTACGAACGTGACATGGGGCAATGGTGATACGTTCGTGAGTGAATACGCGGCGGTTATCAACGCGGAATTCACGCCAACGACCAACGCATCGTCAGGGGTGACGATCTCAGGAAAGACGATTACCCTTCAGAGCGGTGGTACGTTAACCGGCAATCTCGTCGTCTACGCAGACAACCACTAAAGACAGCCAGCGGTAGGTGAGAACGCGACCGCTGGCTATTTTCTCGCCCGTTTATTCTGCTTTAAGAAATTAAATTGACTCTACGATAGGTTTCGCGTAAAACCATTGCTCGATGGCGACCTTCCTTTATTATGGCGACTTCCAACATTTCGGCTACTGTGAAAACTGGATCGCCGATGCGCTGGATCGCAATGGGCATCACTGCCTGCGGATCCAGCGGCGCCGGGAGTTCAAGGAAGAGCCGGTCATCGAGATCGCGAACAAGTACGGTGCCGACTATCTCCTGATCTCCAAGGCCCCGGAAGTCCAACCTGAAAATCTACGAAGCCTGCGCGCGCACACGCGAATGAAGGTCGCCCTCTGGTCGTTCGACTGGATGGCGCACCCGCAGAACTGGGAATGGTTCATGCCGCTGGCGACCGAGGCCGATATCTCCTTTCAGACGGACGGTACGGACGCCGACAAGTTCTATGCGTTCCACGGGATCAACCGCGTCGAACTCCACCAGGGGTGTGTGCCGGGCCTGCACGGTCTCCCGCGGGCGGACTTCAGGCCGATACGCTACGGTCTGTCGACATACGGCGTCGATCTGGCGTTCATCGGGAGTTCGTACACGCAGCGCCGGCAAAGCCTGTTCGACGAACTTGCACGATATAAGGGCTTCCGGAAGTGGGGCGAACCTGGGCACCAGTTATGGGGTAACGAGTTCGCGGCCGTCTGCCACCTGTCCAAGATCGTGATCGGCGATAACTTCGTCAACAATGTCCCTGGCTACTGGTCGGACCGCGTGTATCTGACGCTCGCGTGCGGCGGATTCTTCCTGGCGGCGTACGTGCCAGGCCTCGAGAATGAATTCGAGAATCACCGACATCTTGTATGGTGGCACGACTTTGAGGGGCTGCATAAGCTGATCGAGTACTACCTCCCGCGCGAGGCCGAGCGCCGCGCGATCGCGGTCGAGGGACAGCGGCTGGTCCATCGGGAGCATACGTACGATCGGCGAATCCAGCGGATGACCGAAGAGTTGGAGAAGTTATGAATCCAGACCAAGTGGAATGGGCGGAGCGGCGCATGCCAAAGAGAACCGTTAGTCCACCGACCGGCGAGATCGCGAGCGAATTTGACTTGCGCGTATGTGCGCAGCATCTATGTCCAGTCGGAATGGTGTCAAACGCCTGGGGCGAGCCGTTTATCTGTCTGGCGAAACTCCATCGGATGGAAATCGAGGAGACTCGGTGCATTCCCATAAACCTGCCTCGATTAAGGGAACGACTCTCGCTCGGCTGGGTAGTTGAATGATTCTGACGATGCCCGAACTCGCGATTGTCCTGAACAACGCGGGCCACCAGTTCATCAACGACTATCACAAGGATAAGCCCCAGTTGATTCCCGGCGGATTCCTGATGATGTCGTACATCCTGCAGGCGATGGATATGAAGAAGCGGGACGAGTCGATCGACACGGCGATGAACCGGCTGATTGAACCGCGGCCCGCCTTGGACCTCGCGCTCGAGGCCGACCGGGACGCGCTGGGGGCGCTCCTGAAGGGCATGCTCGGCCCGACGCTCGGCGTCGAGACCATCCTCGTGATCGGCGTGACCGGCGAGAATCGCACGTACATCATTCACTTCTCGCCCAATGAGACGTCCGGCCTGAAGGCGGTTGATGAAGTTAAGGAACTCATGCAGTCAATCATTTCGGACCCGAATGCGGAGAATTTAGATTTATGACAAACGAAGGCAAAACCTACGGCGCCGCATCTGGGGCGCAGGATCTCTATATTGTTGAGGCCCGCACTAGTTACATTTCGCCTGAAGTCCACTGCGGCATGATTCTTGACGGCCAATGGCGTCGAGTTTATTTCCCGGAGAGTCCGATCGGCATCAAGACGCTCACCTATAGCCGTATCGCCGATGAACTCCAGTTGCTCAACTACGAGGCCGCGCTTGCGCGGGCCACCTGGTTTATGTCCGAACCGAGTTCCGGAGAACTGCCGTTCCATGCGTTGTGCGTCCAGACGCGAATCGTGAAAGTCAAGCTGACGTATTCGTACTCCACGGAGGAGGTCGGCGTTGGCGAGATGCTGAGCGCGGCTGAAATGTGGCGGTCTGCTAAATTCACAAAGAGAGAAGCATGAAGTGGTGTAGCACGAGCGTCCGCCTGACGACCGCCCCGATCGATCGGATGTGCAGCCCCAACTGCAACGATCAGATTGCCGCGCGCGCGTTCGGGGCGACCGAGCATATTAGCCCGCTCGCGTACGACCGCCTGATGGAGTTCGATGCGATCTTTGTCACAATGTTCAAGATCAGAGAGTCTTTCGAATCGCGGTGGATGGACGTCGCTCACCGTCTAGCCGATGCCGGCAAGCGTGTCGTGCTCTTCCAGGAAGCCGAGACCTCGTGGCCGATGGGTCGGTCGTGGGAAGAACAGAGGGATTTCATCGAACTACTTGGCAAGGTTCACCTGTTCTTGACGCACAACGAGCGGGATGTTCGGCTATGGGGGCAGTTTTGCCGCAAAGGGACGGCCATACGGTGGCGCACCTGTCTGGACCTGGGTGGACTGCACAGGCTGTCGATCGATCCGGCGGAGAAGCAGCGAGCGATCCTCTGCGGATCCAGTTACAACAGCCGTGCGAACGGTCTTACCGGGCTGCTCGCCTGTAAAGGCATGGGATACCCGCTCTGGCATCACGACCGGTCGACCGGCTACGAGGAGCAGAATCGCGAGATGCCGTATCTGTGCGACACGCGGATCGCAAAGGAAATCCCACACAGCGGCTGGTATGAATGGCTAGCCGCGATCTCCGGCGCCTACATTGCCGTGCACCCGATGCCGGCGGCGGCTGCCGGCCGGGACCAGATTGCATTCGCGGCGCTCGGGATCCCGTGCGTCGGGAACGTCGAATTGGATATACAGCGGGAATTATTTCCTGATCTATATTTGGATGATCTATACGATCCGGACGGAATCCGCATGTTGGTTAGCCAACTCCTGGGGGATGACGACTTCTATAAGGATTGCCGTGACCGGGCGATGAAGCGCGTCAGTCAGTACGATCTTCCGGCCGCGGCCGTCCAGGCGCGAGAGATCAAGCAGACAGTGTGGGGGTGGGAATGAATCCGATACCGGTTCTGTTTGTGACTTACAACCGGCTGGAGTACTCGAAGCAGGCGCTTGAATCTATCTGCTACAGCCCGGGCCTGCCGATCGAATTGGTGATCTGGGACAACGGATCTACCGACGGGACAGTCGAGTGGCTAAAGGAGGAAATCTCCTGGCGTCAACAGCGGAATGCGATAGGCCCGCATATCCACTTTAGTCCGAAAAACGTCGGCCTCGCTCCAGCCATGAACTGGTTCTTCCGTAGGCATGCGGGCGCTCCGTATGTTGTCAAATGTGATAACGATACGATCCTGCCGGATAACTGGCTGGCGGACCTGATGGACGTGATGACAAGCACGATGGGCAAATATAACCCAATCGGCGCAGTGAGTGGCACTTGCCTGCGCCCTCCCGGGCTAAAGGCTGTGGATTGGTACGCGGCGATGCCAAAGTATCCGTTCGGTGAGCATACGCTCTACTTCAACCCGGCCTGCCTCGGCACCGGAGTCCTGATTAACATGGCCATGATAAGAGAACGCGGCCTGCTATTCGAGAAGTTCCCGCGTGCGCCCGGTGCCGGGCCGGATGACCGGTGCTTGATCTCTGGATGGGGCGCCTACATTCAGGAAGCCTCGGCGTACTCGGACTGGCGATTCGCGATGTATTCGAAGGTTCCGGTGAAGTTGCTCAATCTGAAGGAAGATCAGGTGCTGTCGAACGACTACCCGGAGTACGACGCGGAGGTCAAGAAAGTACGCGACGAGGGGAACGCCTGGTGGGAGTCGGTCGGCGGAATCGACGGCGTACGTAAGTACGTGCAGAATCACGGCGGACTCGAGCAGTTGCCGAAGAAAGGTCTTAGCTTGGACGCGATCAATACTTTCATGAGGCAGCATTACCAGCCGATATTCACATTAGGATCTGAGCAATCGTGCATGCCGAAGCCTTTCCGCGATCTGATTCGCGATCCGATCATGTACGGCGAGGAAGGTTTGCCGCCATCCGTCTGGACCGAGGCCTCCGGCCTGGAGGCCAGATCGACATTCGAGTTCTGGTCTACGCGGGTGAAGCAGCACGGCGCTCACGCGTCGACGTTCCTGACGACCCCGCAGGCGCGGATCAACGAATTCACGGCAGAGCATATGTCGATCCTGCAGGAGCACGCGCGGGATAAGGACGTGCTTGAGGTTGGCTGCGGATGGGGGCGAATGAGTTGGCCGATTTCACGTCTTGCGAAAAGCTACATCGGTACCGACTTTATACCAGAGTTGGTGGATAAGGCGCGTGAATCGCTACCCGACCTCGAATTCCTGGTAGCGCATGCCACATCGCTGCCGTTCCAAGATGGGGCGTTTGACCTCGTGGTCGCGATCGCCTGCCTGTCCTCGTTTGCCGCGATCTTAAATAAGGTGGAGGCGGAGTTGAAGCGCGTGCTCCGCCCGGGCGGACGCATTCTCTTCCTCGAGGAAGATTTCGCGCGCATTGACTGGAAGTTGAAAAACGTATGAAACGTAAGGTTGGTTTAAGCATGAAGCGTAGCGTCGGCTTTGAAGGCGCGTTCTCCAGAATTCTGGACCGCAAAGAAAAAGGCAAGCCTGAAACGCGTGGGCGCAAGAAGAAGCCGCGAGAAGCGGACCTCGGCAACACGGACTCCGGGCGAACGATCGCGACCGGGCCGCCGGCGTTTAAATACGGAAGGCAATCCCGATGAGTCAAAAACTTGGCCTCAATCTTGGCTGCGGGCGGGACGTCCGGCCGACAACCGCATCCATCCGCTGGATTAACGTTGATTACGACGCGGACGTCCATCCTGATATCGTCGGGAGTGTTGAGTTCCCATTCCCGGGCGTCGAGTTCGGGACCGTCGATGAGATTGAAGCGAACGACATTCTGGAGCACGTTCCGTATCGGGAGAGCGCCCTGACTCGATGGCATGACGCGCTTAAGCTGTGGATTAAATACCTTGCGCCTGGCGGGCGAATCCGGATCCAGGTGCCGGATATCCACGCGATTATCGACCGCTACTGCGCCCGCGATATCGACTTCCGAACGTTAAACCGTGTACTCTTCGGCGAATCAACAAACACCTTGGACCATCATTATCAGGTATTCGACATGGACGAACTGGCATACGTACTGGAACTCCTCGGCCTCGAGATCCTGGAGAAGCGGCGGCTACACGTGTGCGCAATCATCATTGCGAGGAGGCCCGCATGACCGGCCGACAGTTGGGGACCATGCAGATCGAGAACGATCTGGTGGTTGTGACCGACCGGCTACTGGAGACGATAGAACGTAGAGAGATCATGGCCTCGATTGGCGAGACTGACTCTTGGTGGTTGGAGCACATAAGCGAATGGGTGGCCCGGATCGATCAGGGCGCCATTGCATACGGCACGCTGATCGAGATCGATAAGAACTGTGTCACCGCCTACGTCTGCGTGAAGCCCGACCGTCGCGGCCTCGGCATCGGACGATTCATGAGTCGCTTCGCCGTCGATCTGGCAATCCGTAACCGGTACCGGCTAATCGTCATTCAGGTGGATAACGATGCGGCGAAGGCGATCGCGCTCGATCTGGAGTTCGAACCGGTACCGGACAGGCCTGAATACATGCAGCGAGAGTTGAAATGGGTGGAGACTTACTAGGAGGACCGATGGACGAACAGTCGAGTTTTAAAGGCTTCGCGATCGTGGAGATTTATGGACATTCGAAAGCGGCCGGCTACGTGACGACGGAGACGTTCGGCACCGCCTGCCTGTTCCGAGTCGATACGCCGGAACTTCCGGAGCGCGAATACGAATTACCGGAACCACAGTATGTGGACCATGTTTGGCGGCCGAAAGGTTCGAAGGTGCGCCGACCGAAAACGGAAGCGCGCTCCGAGTACGTTGGCCCTGGCGCGGTCTTCCGCCTCCACCCGTGCACCGAAGAGGCGATGAAAGCCGCCGTCGAGGGGATGTATGCTCGGCCGCTGATGCTGCTCAGCCTGCCGGATGGGTACCAACTCCCGGAGACCGTGACGAATGAAGGCGATGAAGTTGAGGAGGAGTTCTTAAGATAAATGTCTGAGCATTCCAATATTTCATGGACTTCAGCGACTTGGAACCCGGTCGTCGGCTGTCAGAAGGTGAGCGCCGGTTGCGATAACTGCTACGCGATCCGCGACGGCTGGCGGATGGGCCACAATCCGAACGAGAAGGTCAACCGTGCGTACTCCGGATTAGTCTATAGCCTGAACGGACGGCTGAACTGGACGGGCGCCGTCCGGACCCTCGAGGATCGACTGGAGATCCCGCTGCATTGGAAGAAGCCGCGGCGCATCTTCGTCAACAGCCAGTCGGATCTGTTTCATAAGGACGTGCCGGAGGATTTCATCCGCGCGGTCTTTTCCGTGATGGCGCGCGCCCACTGGCATACGTTTCAGGTGTTGACGAAACGGCCACAGCGAATGGCGGCGATCCTGCAGGAATGGATGCTCGACGGCCTCACACTGCGTGAAGGCTATGGCGCGGATCTGCCGAACGTCTGGTTGGGAACGTCCGTCGAAGACCAGAAGACGGCGAACGAGCGTATCCCGAGTCTGATACAGACGCCTGCGGCCGTCCGATTCGTCAGTTACGAACCGGCGCTCGGCCCGGTCGATTTCACGAACTTCGAGATCATGGGCCATTCGATGGACGCGCTACGCGGCGAATGGTGCTCGGAGGACACTAGCTGCATGGTCTCCGACAAGAGCGACAATGCGATCGGATGGGTGATCGTCGGCGGCGAGAGTGGTCCAGGCGCACGGGTATTTGATATCGGGTGGGCGCGCTCGATCGTCCGTCAGTGTCGTGCGGCCGGCGTCCCGGTATTTGTTAAACAACTAGGGTCCCGGCCCATGGAATTCGCACCGAATTGCTACCGGCTGGTCTCGCTTGAAGATAAGAATGGCGGCGATCCGTCCGAGTGGCCAGCCGATTTGCAGGTGCAACAATTTCCAGCCTGAACGTTAGAGTCAGGCGGTCCGGAGTGCGGCCGGTTTCCGTACTGTTTATGACGCTTATTCTAGGCCGGCCGGCGGTCGGCCTTATTTTTCGGAGGACCGATGAAACCAAGCGTAGGACGAATCGTGATCTATCATCACCCCGGCAGCGCGGACGGTAAGTACGCGCCAACGACGTCGCCGGCAATCATCAGAGAGTTGGACCCTACCGTAGAAGGCAAGGTTCAGCTTTTCGTATTTGGACCTAAAGGTCAGCACCAGGACTGGGCTGTTTTCGGAACCGGGCCTTGCCAGTGGTCGTGGCCTGAGCGCGTATGACAGTCGGAATCGTCTCATATCTTTCCAAGCGCGGGCTGGGCACGATGGCCCACGATCTCCGTCAGCAACTGGGGATCAACCGTCAACTCGTGATCCCGGACGGTCCGGACTGGCCGTACTCACTCGAATGGGCAAACGGCGAGGAGTTCTACCTGCAGCAGTGGGAGATCGCGCCCCAGGACCTCGAGGCCTGGCAGTCGACGGACAAGATCGACACGCTGGTCTCGATCGAGACCGGTTTCGGCGATCGGACGTTCAAGACGGCGAAAGAGTTGGGAATGCGGACGATTCTGATCGTCATGTGGGAGTCGTTCAATCCGAACCTGCCGGCCTATCAGAACGTCGACCTGTATGTCTGCCCATCGTATAAGGCGTTCCAGGAGGTACCGCGAGACAACAAGATCTTCCTGCCCTACCCGGTCGACCTGGACGAGTTCCCGTTTATCCAGCGATCGGGACCGGCAAAGATCTTCATTCACAATGCAGGATCCGGCGGAATGAACGGCCGCAAGGGGACGCGTGAGACCATCCGCGGATTCATCAAGGCGGACGTCCCAGGCGCGACGCTGCTTGTTCGCTGCCAGGAAGTCTTTAGCCGGATCTGTCCGGAGTTCGATGGGAACCTGCCGTCGAACGTCAAGATCGATTACGGGTCCCGCGATACGCGCGCCGAACTCTACGACGAGGGAGACGTCCTGATCTATCCGTCGCATTACGACGGTCACTCGCTTGTCGGCCTCGAGGGGATGGCTAGCGGTCTGCCGGTCATCACAACGGATGCCGAGCCGATGAACGAGTTCTGGACGCCCGGGTATCAACTATGCGTGAAGGCCGCCGAACACCAGCATGCGGGAACGGTCAATCCGCACTGTCTGGCGCACAAGGTCGACATCGACGATCTGGCGGAAAAGATCCGCTGGTGTGCCGAGAACGATATGAGCACGATCTCGGAGGCCAACCGCGCCATCGTCGAGCGGGATCATTCCTGGTCCGTCCTGAGAGACCGGTGGAAGAAGGTGATTGGCGTATGATCAGCGTCTACGTTATCCCGCAATTTCAATGTACGAAATGCCTGTCCTATGTCGGCATAAATCTGGAACCGAAGGAAGGTGGGGGCGTACGGGCGTTTATCGTCCACCCGCCGAGCAGCGGCTTTATCTGCCCGGACGAGAACCAGATCATCCCGATAGGTGACCCAGATATCACGGAGATGACGTATGGCGGCTAAGTCGCGCATCCCGATCGCCCGCCCGGACATCGGTCGCGCCGAGCGCCTGAACGTCAACGAGGTCATGCGCTCCGGCTGGATCACGCAGGGGAAGTTCGTCGCCGAGGCGGAGGAGCGCCTGAAGGCAATCACCGGGCGGAAGTACGCGATCTGCTGCTCGAGCGGGACGATGGCGCTGATGGTAGCCCTGCTGGATACGAACATCAAACCGCACCGCCTGGTCGCGGCACCCGCAATGACCTTCGCGGCCGTCCATAACGCTATCCGGCTGACCGGCGGCGATGTTTGGCACCAGGACGCATACCCGGCGACTTGGCAGGCTTATACGCCGAAAGGCTGCACGTTTGACTATGCGGTAGTCGCGCCTTGCTACGGGAAAGTTGTTGCCGCAGACTTAGACCTCCGATCGTCCGTACGATGCGAGATGATTGAGGACGCCGCGGAATCGTTCGGCGGTTCTTATGAAAGCCGACCTGCCGGAAGCGGATACCCCGGCAGTTTCTATTGCAGCGTTTCCGTCGTTTCATTCTACGCGAATAAAATCGTGACCGCCGGCGAAGGAGGGGCAATCCTCTGCAACAGCGAGGAGATGTACACACGCATGCGGTTGATCGTCAACCACGGGATCGCCGATAAGAGTTACGTGCCGGTACTGGATGGGCTGAACGCGCGCATGACGGACCTCCAGGCTGCCGTGCTGTGCGCTCAGTTGGAGCGAATGCCGAAGATGCTCAGGCGGCGCCGTGAGATCTTGAAGCGCTACCGAGATGCGGGAGTCGGGCGCTGGACGTATCCGCGCATCGAACCAACCGAGGAGTGTGCACCTTGGCTATTTGCGGGTATACCTGCGAATAGGGATGCGGCGATCGATGCGTGTGACCGCGAAAATATAGAGTGCCGACCGTTCTTCCCAATGCCAAGAGGATTCGCTGGACGGGCCGCGCGTTCCATCAGCGAGCGCGGCCTATGCCTCCCGCTCTCCAGCGCGTTAACCGACGCTGAAGTAGAAAGGATCTGCAATGTCATCCGAGAAGCCTGAACTGCATCCGAAAGTCCGGGAGGTCGTCGAGTCGCCCGGCTGGCACATGTTGAAAATGTACGGTCCGGCCGTCGACGAGTACGGCCACACGATGGAGGATGGGACGCACTATCCGCCGACCTTCGCGACGAACATCAAACTTGCGGCGCTTCGGTCTGACGGAACGTACTTCCAGGTCAACCTCGTCTTCAATGAGGACGAAGTGCCGGCCGAGGCGCTGAGGCTGATGGCGGCCAAGTTCGTCAACGGGCTGATGACGCTCGAGACATTCCGCACGTGCGCGTGCGTGGCTGGCCGGACGTGTGAGCGACACACATGATTACCGGATGGCGATATTGGTACAGGCGTTACTTCGGATGGTTCCCGTTTCAGCCCTGCATTGCGTGCGGTCGCTGGTACTGGGGCGGCCTGCCGTTTAAGTCCGGCCACCACTGGTGGGCGGCATGGATGATGGAATATTGCAGCACCGAATGCTGGAAAGCGAGTGAGTTTTGAATAAAGTCCTGATCGCCGAACCGATTTACCACGCGATAGAGCCGGACGTTTATTCCAATCGGATCGGGATGCTCAAAGAAATACACGAAGACGAGCACAATGACATATACCTAACCGCGTCGTTCGTGCTCGGGCCGAAACACGCGATACGCGGTGCTCGAGATCTGGCAATCCGCAAGGCGCTGGAGTTAAAGGCCACGCATCTATTCTTCCTGGACGACGACATTACGACTCCTCGCGATATCCTGGCCAGACTGCTGGAATGCGATAAGCCGATTGTCGGCGCGCTTGTTCACCGGGATAATGGTGATCCGCTGGTCTGGCGAGAACCGAAGATTTCTGATCCCATTGGCGCGATCCAGTCCTATCTCGATACGGATCAAGATATTGGCGAATTGGTCTGGTACGACCATCCGAAGACCGGCGTTTTTGAGTGTGCGGCGGTTGCCGTCGGCTGCATGTTGATCAAGACCGAAGTCCTTCAGTCCTTAAACGATACCCGGTGGATCTTCAACTACGACGAGACTGAGCGTTCGATGGGCGTCCGGTTCTGCCGCTTCGCGCAGAAGCATGGCTGGACAGTCTGGTGCCTGCCGGACAGCGAGTGCGTTCAAAAGTAACCATCCTCTAGCCAGACCCGCCTTTACATACCCTCTAAAATGAAGATGGTATGCCGACACCGCAATACGAAAACTTTCAGCAGATGACCGACTCGGTCATGCAAAAATTCCCGCTGTACGACCGGTCGTTCGCCCGCCGGGATATCAACGACAGCCTGCGGATGATCATGGCGCGGCGCGCCTGGTCCGGCCTCGTCAAGTACAACATCCTCCCTGTACCGAATACGTATACCGCTGGGCTGGTTACAGTTACTCCGCTTTCAAGTGTAGTCACGGGAACGAATACCGTGTGGCCGTTCAACGACGTCGTGGACACGACGCTACTGGAGGGCACGATAACGACCGGAGTTATCGACCTCAAGCCGGTATCGATGAGCGGGATTGCGCCAGGCCGATGGCTGGTCCTCGACGGCCGGAACGCCGGGGAAGAGGCGGTGTTCGTCATCTCGGTCGATCTGAACTCCAGCAGTTTCCGTGCACGCACGACCCTCACTCACTCGGCGGGAGTCCAGGTCGGCGGCAGCTCGATGGCCGGCCGACAGTTTAGGATCAACGCGTTAACTCCGTTCGTCACCTGCACGGGCTTCACGTCGGATACGCGGATGCTGATCAACGTACCGTGGCCGTACGCGGCGCTCACCGGTTACAGTTACGAGGTCACGCTTGTCTATATATCGCTCGGCCAGGACGTCAAAGAACTACTGACGATGGTCAACCAGGACCGGCAGTACGCGTTCGATATCGCGACGCCCAAGACCTTACTCGACGGGATGGACCCGCGTCGGAACGTCGTGAGCATGCCATGGCGCTTGGCCTTCCACGAGACGGACCCGGCCGGCAGCCCGCTCTATGAAATGTGGCCGCGGCCAACCTCGAGCGCAGCCTTCCCCTACATCTATGTGCGCTCCTTTCCGCCGCTCGCCGAGGACTTCGATATCCTGCCGAACGGGATCCGGTCGGACGTGCTGATCAAGCTGGCGAAGGCGGAGGCCGCGCGCTGGCCCGGCCACAAGGCGCTCGCCGGCGGAATCTATTACGACCCGGCGCTCGGTAAGGCGTACATCGAGGAAGCGGAGCGGGATATCAACTTCATGAAGAATGAGGACGATAGTACGGCGATCATGCAGTTGGTCTACCAGTACAAACGGTACCGCGTCGGCCCGGGCGGCGGCCAGGACTGGTTTAACGTCGACTATGACTCGTATAACGTATGAGCGCGACCGCCGGACAGATTCTCGACCAGGTGCTGGACCGTCTCGCTGAAGAGGAGGCGACCCCGATCTTCTGGTCCCGCTCGGAGTTGCTGGTCTTGCTGAACGAGGGGTTTCTCGAGTTCACGCTGATGGCCTCGCAACTGACGAGCGAACGTACGTACGCGATGATCGGAGCGAAGGCCCAGTCAACCCCAGAGGGGGCGATCGCGATCATCAATATTCAGGTCTCGAATCAGAAGATCGAAAAGAGTTCGATCGAGAATTTTGACCGGGCGAACCCACTATGGGACGGCCTGACCGGGATCCTGACGAAGTGGGCGCCATGCGGCCTCGACCGCTGGTTCTGCGACCGGACTCCGACCGGCGCGTACAACGTGACGCTTACGACTCTCGACGAACCCGGGGCGATCGATGAGAACACGGTGATCGATCTAGAGGCGGAGTACATCGAGGCGTTGACCATGTACGTGTATCACATGGCGCGGTTCAAGGAGAGCGGGGCTGAGTTGCAGCAGGCGATGGAAGCCTATGATCAGTATCGCTTGATCGCCGGCCACAAAGCGCAGAGGACATTCGCAGCCGAGTTCACGATCTGGAGTCGTGATCCGAACGCGGATACGGGCAACGAGTATTCGACAGTCGATAGAAGCTGATGAGCACAACCGTCGCGACCGTACTTTCACAACTCGCTGTACTCGTGCAGGAGGATTACTCCAATCGTGGAGGCATCGACTGGTCGACAGGACTGTGGTCGCCCGATGAGATCATTGGGTACCTGAATGCGGCGGCGAAGGAGTTCGTGCTGCAAACACAGTTGATTAAGGTGATTGCGGCGGTCCAGAGCGTGACAAACCAGCGGATCTACGCGGACCCGTACTTCACGATGCAGTTGGACCGGATCGCCTTCAACAACAAAGCGACTTACCGGACAACCCGGCTGAATCTGGATCGCGATAATCCGAAGTGGCGGACGCTCCCGGGGGTCCCGCGGCAGTATCACCAGGATCAACTGTCGACCAAGACATTCGAAATGGACCGGGCGCCGACGAGTGTGATGACCGGAACAGGCTACCGAACGGTCGGTAACCTCGGGACCCTTCGGTACATGATGCACGCGACGACGAACGTGACCGACGCGGCGATCAACGCGACAACGAACGTACTCAACAGCGCGAGCGCGACCTTCACGACTGACGATATCGGGAAACGGATCGCGGTTGCCGGAGCCGGGCCGGCCGGCGGGGCGCTGATCACAACGATCAGCGGATTCAACACAACCCACCAGGTAACGTTGACGGCGAACGCCACAGTGACCGTTACAGGCGCGAGCGCGGCCTGGACGGCCGATACTACCTTTTACTCGGCGACGCTGCCAGGCGGCGGCGGGGGCGGTTTATTCCGGTATTCCATTGGGGTCCCGGCAATCAACGGGGTCCTCCCTCACGGCCGGCCGTACGCGGGGACCATCCGTCAGATGCTGACCGGTCTGACGAACTTCGAGATCCTGGGGACGCGGCTGATCGATGACGTGTCGAGGCTGGACGATCTGATGCGCGTGCCGGACTTCGTGCTCCCGTACATTAAGTTCTGGACGCTGATGGTGATGCTGAACAAGCAGGGCGAGGGGCAGGATCTGCCGCGCGCCAAATACTGCAAGCTGAGATTCGATTTCGGGGTCCAGCTATTCCGCCGGCTGATCAGCGCCGTGCACGACAAGGTTTCGCAACCGCAGGGGACGCCTCAATAATGGCAGAGACATTTATATTCGGATCCAACTTCGAGGAGGACCTGGCGTTCGGCCATGGCCCGATCGCCGGCGTTACGCTGCCGGACGGGTCGACCGAGACGTTGAACCTGATCGGGATCCATTCGCTGCTCGGTCCGGCGTACCTGAGCGCCGCGGATTTCGCGGGGGCCGATGCCTCGCTCAAGATCGCGGCGGCGATCGCGGCCCTGCCATCGACCGGCGGGGTCGTCGATGCGCGGTCCTTACATGGTGCTCAAACATGGTCAACTAACCCGTTTACCGGACTGTCGTCGACCAAGCCGGTGCATCTGTACCTCGGCGTCGGGACGACAACCGTTGCGGTCAATACGACAGTTCCGCTCAACGTATCGATCTCGTTCGCGCCCGGGTCCATCCTGTCGACGTCCAGCGTAACGCTCTCGTTCGCCGGCCAGATCATTGCCGGCCTCTATAAGATCTTCGCTGGCACGACCGCCCCGGTAGCGGCCGGGGTAGCCGCCTGCATCTATCCACAGTGGTTCGGCGCGGTTGGTGATGGCGTGACCGACGACTGGGCGCCGATCCAGGCGGCCGTAGACTTCGTGGTCGCCGGGTCTGTCAGCAATACCCTCGAGATTGCTCCGGCCGGGATCGTCAAGTTTCCGGCAAGCACGTACTACATCACCCAGGCCGTGTCGACCTGTCATTACAACGGGTGCCCTGGAGACGTCGGTAGAGGCGTGCCAGTCGGGGTGATCAATGCCTGTCTGACGCTAGTCGGGGAGGGTAGGGGGACCACGACCCTATTCAGCGATCAAAACGTCGATCTGATCCAGATGTTCAACTGGGCCTGCCCGTCAGCCGTTAAACACATGATGATCACTTCCAGTGGCCAGGATGCGGCACATGCCGCGATCCGAGTAAGAGGGAACTTAACCAGCATTGAAAACAATTGGTTCCTGTCCAGCATTGGCGTGCTCGTCGAATCGACGGCGACCGTGGATACGGCCGGGACAAAGATCATTCACAACCAGTGCGACTGGATCAACAACGGGGGCGGGGTCGTAAACTGTGTGTATGTCACGCGAACCGGCGGTTCCTCGCTCGCACCGCAAGGTCTGACGATCGCAGATCTCGACTGCTTCGGTGGAAATCTTTGCGTCACCGCCGACCATCTGTACAAGTCTGTCATCAGCGATATCCGCTCGAATCATGGCGGCGCAGGAATTATTCAATTTAACGGTGCCAATCCTGGCGACATCGACAGCGTGGCAATCTCAAACGTTGTCGGCGATGGAACGAATCTCACTGTTCAGCCTCAAGAATTCGGCATCTCAACTCTGAACGCGACGAACATAACCATCTCTAACTTTATCGCCAACTCCTACCAGGGACAGGCGCTCATTTGCAATGCTTCGAGCGTCACTCTGTCGGGGTTCAGTTTTATCGATAATGTCCGGAACGCTGCCGTTGCCCAGCCTTACGATGTCTATGCCTTCAACTCGGACCTGATTTTAAAAGGCGGTCAGATCATCAACAACAACGGACATCCGGATAAGGCTATTCGAGTTGACGGGGCTGGTGCGACCGGGCCGTCCGGAAGTTATGACATCGATGGAGTGATCATCAGCGGCACGCAGTA